TCAACTGCTCCGAAGACGGATTAGCTGTTCTCGGAAAGTCTCATCGGATGGCGGGACAGTCGCTCGGCGAGAGCGACTCGGTTTGGCTGGTTTTCCTTTTCGTTGGCTTGCCAGATCACCACCGACCGCGCTCGCCTGAATGAATTCTTCGATCCAGGCTTCCGTTGTTCGGTACCACCAATTGCGAGGCCCGAGCCGAATGTGTTTCAACTTTTCGGACTTGCACAATCGCCGAACACTTTCGGCACTGATTCCAAGACGTTTTCCAGCTTCGTCCAAGGTGAGAAGTTCAGTCGCCATTCTTCACCTCCTGTTCTCGCCTGGTGATTTCTCGATCCAGGTACCACCTGGCTTTTTTCAGGTCTTCAATGGCGTTTCCTTTGAGTCCTGATCGCCAGAGGTATTTGATGACGTTGCCGATCGAAAACGGGAAGTGCTCGCACACCTGGATGGCTTCGATGCCGGACGGATGAGAGGTGTAGTGCGACGGATGATTGACCGGATCAGGTTTTGTTGGCACATCGAACACGTTGGCCTTCACCGGAGGTGGTGTCCATTTGAATTTTCCGTCGGGCAGCGTCGCACCACATTTTTCGCAAACCAACTGTCGCCGCTTGGGATCCGCTCTTGGATCATCGTGATTGCATTCCGAAAACTTCATACCGCCACCTCTGCTTCGATCTTGGGGTGATGGTCATAGCTGGTCAGGTGAATGTGTTCCCATCGCACTGCCAGGAGGTTTTCCAGTGAGGTTCCCGATCCAGGGAAATCGGTGGATGGGTAGATCAACGGCAATGGTTTCGGGTCACGGGAAAGCTGCTCTTTGGCTTGATCAATGTGGTTGTTGTAGAGATGCAAGTCTCCAAAGCTGATGATCAGTTCGCGGGTTTGACGTTCGGTCACGCACCCGATCAGTTCCAGAAGCATCGCGTAGCTGGCGATGTTGAAGGGCAGCCCGAGAAACACATCGATTGAGCGTGCGTAAAGCTGCAAGCTCAGTGAATTGTCTACATGAACTTTCAACTGCCAGAGCGTATGGCATGGTGGCAAGGCAACACGAGTCGCCAAATGAGGATGCCAGCCAGTGACGATCAGCCGGCGACTGTTCGGGTTGATTTCAAGATCGCGAAGGAGGTTGGCGATCTGATCAACGCCTGAGACGGGGTTGCATCCAGGGGACGATTCACTGGTTGCTTCTGACAATCCAAACTGACGCCACAGATGACCGTAGATTGGCCCAAGGTCACCTTCCTGGCGGCCAAACTGCGAACACTTTTCCGCAGTCGCCCATTCTTTCCAGATGTCGACTCCATGCACCGACAATTCTGTTTCGTTTGTTTCTCCGCGAAGAAACCACATCAACTCTTCGAACACCCAACGAAGCGGCACTCTCTTGGTCGTGAGCAGGGGGAATCCTTCGCTCATATCGTGCCGCCACTGCCGTCCGAAAACAGAGCGTGTACCGATGCCAGTTCGATCGTCGTGGCGTTCGCCGTTGTCGATGATGTCGCGAAGAAGATTGAGGTAGGAACGCATGGTTAATCCTTTAGTTTGAGGGTTTTGACTTTGAGCCAGTCGGTTTCTTTGGTCTTTGGGTTGTAGAGCGGCAGGTTGCCGCCGAACGCTTCGTAAAGGGTCCAGCCAATGATGTCATCGACTTGCTTTCCATGAACGGGGATGGCGATCACGGTGTAGCGTTTTCGGTATCGTGCGATTCTTGGATTGAGCGATCGAACAGAATCTGGTTTAACTCGTTTCTTCAAGCACCAAACCGCCATGATCTTGTTGACGGATGGCTCACTGAGATCTTGGAATTCAATGTTTCGAAATGGGTCGACTTGCTTGTTCTTGCTATGTCGTTTTCTGGCGACGGGTTGAACTCCCAGGAATTCACCGACCCGTTTCAATGCTTCAATGAAACCGATTCCACACATCCACTGGATGACAGCAAACCCGTCTCCGAATTTGTCGCACTGATTGCAAATCGCACCGCCATCTTCGTTCAAGTTGGTGAAGTTCCATCGATCGTCTCCTCCACACTTGGGGCATGGTCCGTGCCGGCCGACATCGAGAAAGTCATCATCGATCGCAGCAACGCGGTTTAGGATCGCAGGCCAATGACCACGTGCAGCCGCCTTCACATCATTCAGTTCGTAGCGGCTCAACGTAGTCATCCTCCCTGAGGTTTTGGTTCTCGATTCAGCTTTGGTTTACAGGTCAGATCCGATCTTGGATCCTTCGACCCATCCGCGAATCCAATCGGATTCTTGTTCGTCGCTGTACCAACCGGGGCAGGCTTCGAGCGGTTGTTCATCAATGGAGGCTTCGTAGCCAGATTGCCAGGATTGTTTGTCGTGGGTGTATTGAGTCTCGTCACTGTCGCGAACGAACTCAGCGAATTCCTCCCGTGCCTCGATGTCAACTTTCTTTTCACTTGGTGGATCGTCTGACTTCGGCCCAGTCTGTTTTGGCTGATCGTCGCCAAGTTCCTCGTTTTCGGTTTCGTCGTCATCGATGTCGTCGTAGACGTCCACGTCGCCATCGGGTCCAGTTGAATCCGTCTCGCGGAGAGACTCGGCTTGAACATCTTCCTTCTCTTCCGCTTCAGCAGCGGCGACTGCTTCTTTTTCGAATGACTCTGCATTCAACCAGCCACGCACCCAATCCATTTTCGAATCAACGTCTTGATCATGATCGATGCTTTCGATGGACAGGTTTGATTCAAAGGCGTCGTATCCGGCTCGCCAAGCATCGGGGTCTTCATGGCTATCGAAATCGTTGGCCTCTCGAACCTCTTCGACAAAGAATTCAAGCCACTGATGCTCTTCTGCTTCCACAGTCGACTCGTCAGCAGCAGGTTCAGCTGGCCTGTTCTGCTTGACCTGTTCACTGGCGGAGATGTTGTTTCCAGCGAGTGCGTCAATCAGTCGATCGGTCAGTTCGTCGGCAATTTTCTTCCCGATTCCCGATGGCAATTTGTCGGCGAAGTGTTGGTTCGCTTTGGCTGCATCAGCACGGGCGTTTTCTAGGTCTGCCAGTGTTGGATAAGCCTCTGCGAGAGCTTCCGCTTTCTTCTTTCCAAGTCGCGGAATGTCGTCCAGGATCGATTTCGTTGGCTGGCTCTCTGCCAAAGACTCACCCTCGCCCGTCTTATCAATGTCATCACCACCGATCGTCTCGTTGGTTCTGTCAGGAACGATTCCGTCGCGAAGTTGAAGCAACGTGTCGGGCAATTCATTGAGCAGCGACGATTTCATCTCTCTGGCAGCAGTCAACTCAGCTCGCAATTCCTCCAGTTGATTGGCGAGCTTTCGTTCGTCCATTCCCAGCATCGAAACGCGAATGGTTTGTTTGTAGATTGCGTCAAGCAACTGCAATTCTTGGTGCCCCGGGGCGTCACTGTCATCTACTGGCGGTGAGGGTTTTGGATCCGATTTGTTTTCTGGATTGGCTTGTTTAATAGTCGAATCGTCCACGTCAAAAGGTGGGGTTTGGTCGCTTTGCGATGGTGGGATTGGTTCCATGTGATCGGGACGCATGGATTCGGGCGTTTGCAATTGACGCATGGTGGTGTCCTTGTTTTGGTGCGGAAGGTGGTGACGGGTCAGATGCCGGGAAACTGATGTTCTGGTTGTTCGATGGCTGGCTTGTTGGCCTGTTTCAACTTGGCGATGTGGTGGCGATAAAATCGTGACAGCCAGCGGAAGGTTTTGATCTCGGCCATTCGACGCGAACGACAAAAGATCCAAGGGACTCGGTGATCGTCTCGCCACGCGTCTACTTGTCGACTGAAGATCTTCTGCATCTCCGCTTTCGACTTTTTGCCGCGGGGGACGAGGCTTTCAATCGCCGTCCATTCTTCGCATTCGACGATGATGGCTGATGATTCAATCTCTGCCAGGAATTCAAGTGTTCGCTTGAACTGATCGCGACGGTGGCCCCATCCAAGAACGGTCCCTTGGACATCCGATAGGCTTTTGCGTTCGACATGAACGTGATGCTCCAAGCCTTTGATGGTGTAGTCGCCGTGCGAAGGTCCCAAGTGAGCCAGTTCGGTTTGGACCAACAGGGGACGGTTTCGCTGATCGGAATCAGATCGAATTCCAGCGAATGTGAACGGCAGTTGCTCAGCCTTGTCGATCAAAATCGTGAACGGCGTGACGACTGCGTTTTGATTGTCGGCGACTTGCGACGGACCTTGCATCGCGGGCAAATTTGCCTGCCAGAATGCCGGCGTCTGGTCATCCTTCAGCGTTATTCCTTGGTTTGCCAGGATCAGTCGAAGCTGATTCAGTGTTTGCGGTCCGACGTTGGGAATCGCCGTCACGAACTCGGGGCGGACCGATTGCCAGTCTTCCGGCGAATTGATTTGAAAGTGCTCGCGAAGTTCGGCGAATCGAGAATCCATCACCATTTCGAATATCCTTTGATCAATGTCACAGACGCCCTCTTTCTGTCATTCGTTTCTTTGGTGTTGCCTTTCATCGATTCCTTGCCATGCACTGAATCATGTGTAGCAATCCCTCGTCATTGCTCAGGTAGACAGGAGCCTTCCCGCTGGCCACTTCGATCGTGACCTCTGATTCGGGATCAACCGACCGACAAAAGTCGCTCACAAACGCATTGTCGAGCGTGACGACGATGGTCTCGCTGTTCCAAAGCAAGTTGGTATTGGCGTTTGATTCGCCGGAACTCTCGCCCTGGCCCATTACCGTCAGACCGTCGCTCGAAAACTCAAAGTCAATGCCACGTGAATCGATGTCCGTCACCACCGCAGCTCGACGAACGGATCGGTGCAGCTCGCCGATGTTGATCGTCGCTTGATGCCCGTTGATCCGATTCGCTTCGATCTGTCGCCAGTTCGGAAATCGTCCATCAATGAGTCGCACTGAAACCATGATTGGCCCGCAATCGATCGTGATCGTGTTGAGCGGTGCCGCTAACCTTGCAATGGATTCACTTTTGGCGAGCAACCGAGCGATCGATTGAAGTGAACGACTGGGGACGATCGTGGTTCCGTTGGACAGTGAGTCGTCCTTTCCCTGGCAGTGATATTCCGACTTCGACATTCGACGGCCGTCGGTTGCCACCATCAACAGTTTTTCGCCGTCATGTTCGAACGACACACCGCCAAGTGCATAGCGAGAGTCGCCATCGTCGCACGCGTAGACAGTCTCCTTGATCATTCGCGAGAGAACGCCAGCCGGTATCTCAACATGCGAGCGGGGCTCTTTGGTTTCAACCGATGGGAATTCATCAGGATTCGCCGTTGGAAAACTGAACGAGCATCCATCACCGTCGACTTTGGCTGACTTCTCGCCGACCACGATATTGGCGTTGCCAGTCAATTCACGAAACATCTTTCCGCCACGTTCGATTGGAATCAAAAGCTGCCCCGTGTCGTGCGTTTCGGTCAGGGCAGATGACTTGATGCGGACCGAATGAAAACCATCGGTAGCGTTGAGGAACATGCCATCAGGATTCACGACAATGTGAATGTTTTGCAGTACCTCACGAGGTGACCTGGCCGAAGCGAAAGCGGTCGCCTGCTGGAATTCCACTGCAAATTGTTCGGTATCAATGTCGATGTTCATTCCGCAGTCCTCGCTAGCGATTTGGGTTGTGATGCATCGTTTTCTTGGGATTCAATCCAGTCAAAAAGAGTCGGTGTGTTTTGTTCGCGTTCGATCCTTTGGCAAAACCGAACACCGAAGTTCCAGTACTGCTCTGACAGTTCGATACCGACCCCTTTGCGGCCCATCTGGATGGCTTGGTAGGGAACCGACATCAGACCGCCGAACGGATCCAGAATCGTTTCGCCTTCGTTGCTGTATCGTCGGATCAGTCGTTCGATGACGTCCAACTGAAGCGGACAAATGTGGTTCTCCGTCGTCTTCTTGCGAAGTTCGCTGTTGAGCGTTTTGAACCGAAGAATGTCAGTCCAGACGTTTGGGTCATGACCCGATGGTGAAAACAACATCATTGATGCGGGAAGCTTGCCCGCGGCTTCGCAGGCTTCCGTGAACTGCAAGTGTGTTGGGTAGTCGTATCCGTTTTTTTCGCAATGATCACGCCACCATGCGTAGATGCTGCTGACCGACATGTTCGCTATCATGGCTGGCGATAGAAGCTCATCGCCCTTGGAACGGCAGACGCCCGAAGCGTCGATTTGCCAGGCTCCCCGCCCATAGACTGATTTGTCCTTGGTGACTGGATCCGGGCCGTTGGCGGTTTCGTTTGGCGAATACGATGGCTGCCACTTGCGAAACAGCAAAACGAATTCTGTCGATCCGCAACCCATCTTGGTCGAGTCTTTGGCGTTTTCGGTGTGACCAAGGCGATAAGTTTGAGCGTTTTCACGAACGACGTCAGTGTCGATGACGATCCGGCCCATATAGATCAGACCATGACGTTTGAATGCGGCGACGGTTTTGTCGCTGAACTCGTTGACGCTGTACATCGCGTTGCCCGTCATGGTGCCATACTCGATGCGATCCTTCGTGTGGATGCAGGCGACCCTGCCAGGTTTAAGGACTCGTTTCAGTTGCGGAACCAAGAAGTCGAATTGTTCAAAAAAGCCGACATCGCCGTTGTTGTGGCCGAAGTCGTTGAAGTTGGGCGAGTATTCGTAGTGATCCGAGAACGGAATCGACGTCACAATCTGATCGATCGAGTCATCGGCGAAGTCTTGCATTTCCACCACGCAGTCGTTGTGGATTGCACGGAAATTGTTTCCAGTGACTTCTTGACGCTTGACACCGCTCATTCGCTTTAACCTTTTCTCGATACCAGATTGATTCAGACCGTGAGTGCGGATGATTTGTTGCATTCGGTCCGTAAGCTCGTCGTGTTGCCGCCACTTTCGTTTCATGATCGTGACGGTTTCCGACTGGGTGTCCGTGTGCACGATGTGGACTTCCACCGGACTGTCTTGCAGGAACCGATAGATGCGATGAACGGCCTGAATGAAGTCGTTGAACTTGTCGGTCGGCCCAACAAAAATTGCCCGGTGACAGTGCCTTTGGAAGTTGCACCCCGAACCAGCGATTTCAGGCTTTGGTGCCAGCACCCGAATCTTCCCGTTTGAGAAGTCGATGATTTGCTGTTCACGATCTTCTAGATTTTGCGAACCGTAGACCGCGACGGCTTCGGGGATCGCTTTGCAGATCGCATGACGCTCTGATTCTAAGTAGTGCCAAACCAGCCAATGGTCGTCAGGATGTTGCTCGATGATGCGTTTTGCCTCAGCGATGCGGTCGTCGACGGTATGTTTTCGCTCCTTGGCGACTTGTTGAATACCGCCAGAAGTCTTCGGAATCAGTCGACGCTGTCCGTTTCGTTTGTCGACTTCTTCCACTGCACGCTTGTAAGACGTGGTGATCGGATGCCAGTGAACGTTCAACCTTGGCAGTGAATAGCCTTCGTCATCGTGCCCCAGGTCGGATGGTCGTGAGACAAACAGCCCCCAAGTCGCGACCCACAACCAGAACCGTTCTTCTTCATGCGGATAGAGCGTCAAGTTGCCAGCTTCTTCGCTGTCTCGTTGGAACCAGCGGGTCATACTTTGGCCGCGGTCCATCACACCAAGGAAGTCGGCGTAGTTGATCAGTTCGATAAAATCGTTCGGGCAGGGTGTTGCGGTAGCTAGAAACTTATAAGGCGTGTCGGCGAAAAGTTGCACGAACATCTGCGACGTTTTGGTGCCGTAGTTTCGCAAGCAAGAGGCTTCGTCCATCAGCACGGCCGCGAACTGCGAAACGTCGATTTGACCGTCGCGAACCCGTTCATAGTTGGTGATGATGAACGATGTTCTCGCTTTCGCGATCTCCGCGTCATTGCGGCAATACTCGACCTTCATGCCCATCGCTGGACCGTCGTTGCGGGTGAACTCCTGGCGGACGCCCAGAGGTGCGATGAACAAAACCTTCTGACCGGTTTTTTGGCGAACCCATTTGGCGACCTGCAATTGAATGCGAGTCTTTCCCAATCCAAACGACGCGAACGCGGCAGCTTGTCCTTGGCGGATCATCCAGGTTGCAATGTCCACTTGATGAGGCTTCAGCGACCGATGCGGCTTCGTTGGCGGCTCGAAACCCGTGGCAACGGCAACCGGTGCCTTTGATAGCAGGAAGTCGTTGTAGGCGGTGGAAGTGTCAGTGGTGGTCGCAGCAGTCATTCTTGTTCGCCCCTGACATCGTCAATGGAAACAGAAACTGCATGTTTCTCGTGAATAGTAACGCCGGATATCACTTCATCAACAAACGGAGAGTTGGTCGACAATACGAACCTTGCGATGTCAAGCATTTCGAACTTTGCGACACCAACGTCTCTGAATACTGTTAAGCAAACTTCACCTTTTCCGTCGTACTCAGCAGTTGTTTCCGTTCCAAATCTGGCGTCTACGAACGCTCGCATCACCATCATCCACTCCGAAAGCTCGTCTGGTCTTCTGTCCGTTTGTTCAAGGATCTGGCCAAGGTGTTCTGGGAGAAGCGTGCTCGACATTGTTTCTTCAGCGGGTTCGGTGATGATTAGGATGACCTGACAGATTGTCTATCTAGGCGGTGGTAGTCATGAATGGGTGCGTCGCAAAGTGGCTGCACCGACGATCGTCACACACACCAGACCAAAAACAGGCTTGGTCGTTTTCATCGAGCAAATCCGGAGCGATAAGACGACCAAGCAGGTCGCTGGTCATTCCCGTATTGTTTTTCACAACCCCACCATTTCCTTTTCAAAAGATGCCAAGTGAATACGGTTGGCCAAGAACGTCTTGCGACTGTCCATCTTCTGGACTTTGCACATTCGGTTGGCGAGATCGGTGGTGCCGACCAAGTAGCAATACTCTCGGGCTCGACTGATCAGCGTGTACAGCCAGGCTCGATCGCAAACCATGCGGGCACCGGCGTAACCATCCAGGATGCCGATGATGATCTTCTGCTCAGAACCCTGGAATTTGTGCACGGACAAGGCGTAGCCAAGATCCCATTGGCAGCCGGTCGATGATGAATCCTCTTTGTCGTCGGAGCCTTCGCCCGTTGCTTGTGATTGCTTGCCGCGGGGAACCTGGATCAGCCGCAGGGGGCTTTCCAGTCGCACCGACAGCGTCTTGTCTTGGATGGAATCAATCCGGCCCAGTTCACCGTTGGCAACGTAGACTTCGCCGTCTTCGGTGGTTTCGTAGTCGTCGTCCGAACCGGCGATGTCGAGGATTGATTTGTAGAACCCATTCTTCAGGCACACCACTTTGTCGTTTTCGCGGAACGGTGTCCCAGCGACCTTGGGTGATGGGTTCAATGCATCCTGCAGGATCTCGTTCAGTTTGGTTCGTGACAGTTCCGATCGTTTGTTGACAGCCGTCAACACCTGGATGTCCCAGATCGGATCAGCGAACGATCTGCACCCATCGATGATCGAAAGCATCGACCGGATTTGTTCGGTGGGCGTGCGATCGCCAGTGAACGTCAGGTTGCTTGAAGATGCCGAGTCCGAATTCTTGGCGAATCCGGCTACGTCATCGGTCCATGGTCGTTCATCTCGGATAGCAGCACAGGCTTCGACGATGCCGCCAGAGTTACGTTTGATTTCCCGCAGTTCACCCGTTGGCAGTCCCGCCGCGATCATGTCGCGAAACGGAGCTCCGTTGCCGACTGGTGGCAGTTGGTTCGGGTCACCAACGAACATGATGTGAGTCCCTGGAGCACGAGCTCGAAAGATCGCAGCCATGATGTTGATCGGTGGCATCGACGTTTCATCGCCGAAGATGATCCGAAATGGCCATGGGTTGGTCGCGTTGTGTTTGAACTCGACATGTTCGCCATCGATTTCCTCGCCGGCACCGACTCCAAGCAGCGAATGCCAGGTACGAGCCCTGACGTTGACGCCAGCAGCGGCAAGCGATTCGGTCAGCCGGACGGCGGCTTTGCCGGTCGGTGCACCGATACCGATTTGATGCAAGCCGACGCGTCCGGTCCGGTGGATGGCTTTGATGATCGACGCAAGGAGTGTCGTTTTGCCCGTTCCAGGTGATCCGGTGAGGATTCCAATCCTGGATGCCATTGCGTTGGCAGCTGCTGTTCGCTGATGTTCGCTGATGACGTTGCGGCCGTCCATCATGATTTCGAGCGATGACGGATCAGGCCAGAGCGACACATCGGGCAAGTCAATGATTCCCGATGGTTGTTCGTGGACGTATCGGTACACCTTTGGGTTGAGCGAAAGCCAATCATCCAGGTTGTGAACCTCAGCGGTCCCCGACGGGTCGACGTGACCGATACAGGTTGGCCCGTATGGTTGCCCGTCCAAAACATGAACCATTGGTGCCGTCAGTTGTTGGCGACATCGATGACAGGTCGCATGTTTCAAAACGACCGACTCGAATGATTCGACGCTTCTGTACCGGGTCATTCGTCCAGCCGTCGATTCGGTCATCGCGGATGCGATCGCTTCGGCAACATACTTTTCCGCAGCGGCGTATTTGCCTTCGGCCAACCACAACACACTGCCCGGAGTTTCCGTTTCGGTGACGGGCCCATCAATCGTTTGCGATCGAATGGACGCGATGGCACCGTAGTGGTTTTCGTCGAGTTGCCCGTATTCGCGACCGCGAAGAATCGCACCTCGATAGTCGACTTTTGTTCCACCGATCAACTGTTGAAGGCGGGAGACGCATTTCTGAGCGGGATGCCAAGTGTGTCCTTCCGCATCCATCGCCATCGAGTACCACAAGCACAACGCTTGGCGGTCGATCGATGCAGGGTCTTTGCCCAACGAGATGTGCAGTTTGTCAGCCTTGGCGAATCCAACACCGCGAAACTGCATCAGTGAGTAAGGATCGTCTGTGATGGTTTCAGCGGCTTTGTTTCCCCATGTTTTGATCACTCGGCGAACCAGTGATTTCGGGAACCCATGGCCGGTGAACAGCTTGTCGACTTCCAAGGTGGCCGATTCGGTCGCCTTCTGTGATGCCAGCTTTTCCGCAAACGATCGTGCCTGATCGGTCCGGATGTTGGCAACCCATTTCACGTCGCTTGGCCGTGTTCGGCAGATTTCCAAAACCTCTTCCAGGCCGAAGTGCTGAACCAGCTTCTTGGCTTTGCTGGGACCGATTCCGTTGCCACGGCCGGCGACGGCCAGGTAGTCGATGACGCCGTCTTCGTCGTGTGGGATGTGCGGAACCAGCGTTCGGAAATGAAACTGTTTTTCCCGCTGTCCGGATCGTCGGTTCAGGTAAGAATTCCAGTGACCAAAGAATCGATACGTGGCGTTGTGTTGCAGGTCGCTTTCGTCGGCTTCACCTTTGATCGTGATCGGGGAATTTGGATCCAGCCCTGATTCAGTGAGCAATGACTTTGAACCGCCAGCAACCATCGCGGAGCCGATGATGACGCGAGTCCCATCAGGATTGTCGAAACGAAAGCGTTCGCCCAAGTACTTGGCGGTCAATTCGATAGAACGACTCATTCTTGATCGCTCCCGTGTCGGATCACCACTAACTGGTCGGCAATCTGATCTGCCAAGTCATACAGGCGTTCCAGTTCTTTCTTTTGATCGCCCGTTGACTCCTTCGCCATCGCTTCCAGTTCCGCGGAGAGCATCGCGTTGCCAGCCATTGCGAAATGAAACGGCTCCAGCAGATTGCCCAGTTCGTCGGCGACGTCTGCGAAGTCAGCGATCATCTTGGTGATGATCATCGCGTCTCGCGTTTTCCGCGGTTCTTCGGTGGGTTGAAGCATCTGCATGGCAAGAGATTTGAATGGAATGGGAGGACGCGAGAAAATCGGCCACGTTGCTTTTGAAACAACATCTTTCGCCGGCAAAAACGAACGCTCTACCAATTGAGCTAGTGGCCGCATGCGGCTTTCGCCGCGGCTGACAGCAAGACGCCGTCAGCGGTGTGTCGATCAGATGCCTTCGAAGTTGGGAGCGGCTTCGGCTGTGGCTGGCGAGCTAGAAGTCTTTGGTTTTCGCCGACCCAAAATCGGATCAAACCAATTCGCATCGTGACGCATCGATGCGGGAATGCACGCCAGAGTTTCTGCACACTTCGGTACACTGTCAGCACGAGGATCATCCACGTGGTAGACATTGGCGTAATGCAATTCGAGATATCGCTTGCCATCTGATGCTTCGCGGCCCAAACGCAATTCGGCGATGACTTGCGAACCAACAGAAGCTTGTTCGTCGTACTCTGCGTCAACAACCGAAGCTTGTTCGATGCTCAACACATTGGCCGCGATCAAGAACGCAATTTGTTTTTTGTATGCAAATTCGCCACCGTCCTTGCTATCCATTTTGCCATCGAGCAAATCAAGGTTGAAGGTTTCGTCTTTGTGTTCACCGTGAACAACCTTGAGTTTGACGAATAGGCCATTGAGAAAACTGGATGGGGTTTCTTTTCCATCGGTAATCCCAATGACAATGAAATGAAACTTGCCTTCTGTTTGCAAACCAGTGCCACCAGCAAGATCAGAAGGATCGATTGTTCGTTGAGTCTTTCGCATGACGATTTCTTCAGTTGGAGTTGAGGTAACGAGAAATGAGGAGTGAATCTTCGAGTGAGGGTGCCCAACTAGGAGGGACCCCAAGGAGGGACAGCCCAGCGTTCCAGACTCGGTCGGCACCGAATCGCTGAACCAATCCCTGGATGTACTGAGGGGCGTCGCGGAGCTGTTCCGCCGGCGACGCCGCTAGCCGTTTCCCGCCGTAGCAGCCGCGTGACCCTGCAACGCCAGTTCGCACCAAACGTCGAGGTTTTTGGCTGCCAGTGCGTTGATCAATGCGTCAGCTTCGGCATAGGTCAGACCCAAGACACCGCCCTGGATTCCAGATTCGGTGAGCTTGTTCTTGACCCGGTCGCCGATGTCGCGAACGCCCATCTGGACCAATTCGCCCATCAACCCAATGACACGCTTCTTCTGATCTTCGGTCGCTGGGTCAGTGACGTGCATGCTGACCGTTTCAGCTTGCGTGGCGGTCGTTTCGGTCGCGGTCGCCGGTGTCGCTTCAGTGGCAGTTGCAGAAGACGTGACGGACGGAGACGTGGACGACGACGGAACACTCTTGCCAGGCTGAACCGCCGCCGTACCAACGCCCCCAGTCATGGACTGTGAAGCCTCGGGTTGGAGCTCATCAAAGTCGCTGATCTCTTCGGGTGTGTACCGGCCAAAGTTGACCGATGCCGCTACCGTTCGAATTCCATCGGAGACCACCCGGGCGTACATCATCACCGCACGACTTCTAGGAGTCGCGTATTTGCTTTTCAACGGCGGCTTCTTGCCAGCTTGCAGCATCGCAACGATGTCTTTTTCCTTGCCGTTGTATGGCAGAGGTTCCTTCGATGCTTGTTCCCACGTCATTTCGAATGGCGTGGTCGATCCGTCGTAGGTCAGTTCGATGCGGGCTGCTTCTGGCGATTTCTCAATCACCTTGATTTTCCCGCCGGCTTCTTGGAACGCTGCGATCATCGCGTCATACGGGATTGATGGGTTGCCGGAAACCAACATGTTTCGCTTCTGGTATTCCATGATCGGAATTCCCGTGATGAAGCAATCCATCGCGATCACGCAGCCTTGTTCCGGTGACCCGCAACCAAACATTTGCGATTTGACAATCCAGTTGCCCATTTTTTCGATCGCATCGATGTTCGATGCAAGTTGTTCATACGTCTTCATGGCAAGAGCTTTTGAAAGAGGAAGTGAAGGTAAATTCGCGATCAGGAAACGCCGAGTCGTTCAGCCAATTCGGCCGTCATCCTCAGGTCGTTTTCCAGATAGCCGATTGCAGATTCACGCTGCCCCGGCTCGTCGGACCACAACATTCCGGCAAACTGGGCACCGGTGCAGTCACTAGGTTTGGATGACAGCCCACAGGATTTGCAAACAGCGTCGAGCGTTCCATGTCCGGATTGGCCCCAACCGCGAACGCCGCATTTCCAGCGGTCCATCAAGTCCACAAACATCGAATCCAAGTAACACGTTGGCGTCAGGATCGATGGAGGAACTTCAATGCCCAGCGACCACGATCGTTGAGCCAGAAACGGGACATCGAAGGCTTTGATGTTGAACCCAACCATTGGCCGGTTCGTTTTTCGAGCGACTTGATACGTCTTCCAAAACTGAGCCAACAACGCCCGTTCGCTGACCCCATCGATGGCAACGTGGATCGTTTCCTTTTTGCCCAAGTACCCAATCGCGACGACTTGTCCAGTGACAGCCGACAACGCGGCTTTGTCGGTGATGTCCGACCAATGCTTCGATTCGGCAGCTTCCAATTCGTACTGAAACTTCGCACATCGATCGGTGTGGGCCTTGCGGGCTGATTCGATCTTCTCGTTGATCTTGTCCTGATCCTTCAGGTTGCCGACCTTGACGGACTCGGGATCGAAAACGCCAGGGCTTTCAATCGAATCGCGATCAAACGGAGGCAGCACCTTCTGGATGTCGCCCAGCGGCATTGGTCCAGTTTCAATGTCAAAAACTATCACGACGCAGTGACCTCTCAGGCGTTTGGGACTTGGCGAACGTCTTCGTCCGCTTGTTGGTTGTTGATGATGTCGAGCCGGTAGTTGTTGATCTGCTCAATCGCGAACTTCTCGCTTTGGCCATGGAAAACGACCTCGTCGCACCAATCGCGTTCGATCGTTTCAGAGTCCGATTCGATGCCCATCACTTTGCACACCTCTGCAGCGAACGCTTCCATTCGCTCGTGGTGGTAGCGGCCCATCAGTCGGATATAAGCGAGGTTCTGCATGTCGCTTTTGCAAAGCAGTCGTCCGCCGATGACTTGGACAACAACCGGATCGCAGTCCGGCCTTTCGGGGCGTTTGGGTTTGCTGTGATTGAATCGAAGGAATCGCAGGAGATTTTTCATTTCGAAACGCTTTCGTTGGCGTGTTTGCTGGCCCGCCACCACAGCGAGCCAGAAAACACAAAGAGTGGTGTTCAACCTTTGACAGACGTTCGCGGACGCTTCGGTTTGGAAGCGGACGGTGAACTAGGTTTCGCTTTCGGCCTTCTTTTGGGGATGGGCTTCGAAAACAAAACGATCATGTCGTCACCCTCGCTCCACGTCTGAGCCTTAAACCCTCGCCGTCGAGCGGCGTTGCGAGCTCGGTTGCGAAACGTTTCGCGATCGCCGGTGAAGTCGATGCCGTGAGTGCAGGTTCGCTGCTTGCAATCGGTGAACACGTCCCAATCGATAGGGATCGTTTGAGCAGGTGGTCGTTTGCGTGAGAGATGTGGCATCCGTTTTTCCGTGCGGTCGTGTTTGTGTGACGACGTGCGGAAATCTACGGCTCCATCTAGGCTAAATCAAGCTTGATTTAGCCTTTTTTGGCTCACGTCGAACGCAAGTGCTTTCCTGGACTAGCCTTAAAAAAACCAGATTTAGCTTGAATGCGTGCGGTCGTGCGGTTAGGCTTTCTGAATGAAACGCCGCGACCCAGCAGTTACGAACGAATACTCACTCGGTGAGCTTCAAAAGATGCGAGATTTGCTCGTGGAAGCACTTTCATCGGTAGATGACGCCATCGATTGGGAAGAGAAATCTGGTCTCGTGCTTTCTGCATTCAACAAAAGCATGTTTGATAAAGCGATGAAGGGTCTCGCATCTTTTCAGCCAAAACTGAAGGTTTCCGTTACAAACGCTCGCCGTGGAATTGTTTTCCCACCTGGCCAGCAACTTGACGAAAATGATGAATTCATCCGCAACGGTGGTCACGCTAAAAAGAAGCCTCTTCCAGATATCCCGGGTGTCCAAGTTGCTCAGATCGACGAAGACAGTGAAAGACGACGACAGAGCACGGAATCGGGCGTAGAATCAGCATCACGGAAGAAGTCGACTCGTTCAAAGGCTGCGGGCAATCGCTCGACAGCGAGCCGCAAACGCAAGCAGGGGTGACACGTGGCCGCAAGTTGGTACTACAGTGTCGGCGATGGCGAAACCAATGGGCCGCTGTCGCTGGACGAGCTCGCGAACATGGCGGAATCTGGCAGTCTTTCGCGATCGCACGTTGTCTTTCATTCCGTTGAAACCCATGGAAAATGGGTTCGGGCGGAAAGGATCAAAAAGATCCTGAACGTGTTTGAAACACAATCGCCGCTGCCTGTTGATGGTCCTCCGCCGGTGGATCATTCTGTCAACCTCGAAGAAGTTGTCGTTGCTGATCGTCCCAGAAAACCTACTGTCACAGTGAACACGTGGCTCGAACGATTTGCTGGCGTGCACCCGGCAAAGATCGCCATGTTGATATTGACCGCGTCGTTCATTTGCTGCTTTGTAGTTACTTTTGCTTTGTTTTTCATTGACCGCATGAGTGACGCCCAAGTACTGAGCGATGGTCGTTACGCTCTTGGCTACTCCGTCTATACCTTCAACAGGTTGATTTTGGCTTGCGGAATATATTCGTTCGCTTTAGCAACTGGCTGGATTCCGATTTACCTTTTTCTTCTCGTGATTTGCTTCGTTGCATGGTTCGCCACCAAGCCTGACTCACCCTCAGAGGCGGTGACACGTGGCAGATGATTGGTACTACAGCGTTGGTGATGGCGAGACAAGCGGACCGCTATCCCTGAATGAGCTCAGCGAGATGGTTCTCCATGGGGAATTGTTGCAAACGCACACTGTGTTCCAAAATGCTGAAACTGGTGGCAAGTGGGTAAAAGCAAGCCAAGTCCAAACCCTACTGAAAGCTTTTGAATCTCAATCTGTTTCGCCTGAACCTGAACCTCCACCTGTTGTCCCGGACAACGAAGTAGAGGTGGTCGCTGAAGATCGATGCCGTTCAGTCGAAGAAAATAACGGTGTGCTTTCATGGCTCAAGTGGCCAGATGACCGACTTCTGCAAGTTGTGTACTTCATCTTCGTGATTGTTGCGGCAGCCGAATCTTTCATGGTCGTTGGCTCTGTTCTCACGGTCCTGACAGGCGAAACGCCATGGTCGGATATTCCAAGAACGGGACTGTTGCTTGTCATTTTCCCAGTCTTTTTCTTCGTGCTTGCGACTGTCTACATGCTGCCAGTTTCGATCGCATACGTTCGGTCGCACCAGAATTGGATTCCAATTGGCATCTTGAATATCGTTTTTGGATGGACGCTGCTGGGCTGGGTAGGAACGCTTGCTTGGGCATTTGCAAGCGGCGTGCATCAACAAATACCCCGCAAGTGACCAAACGTGTCACGGCCGCTACCAGAATGCTTCTTTCATTCAAGATCCATTTGCTAGCAAAGAAGGGCCAAGCATGTTTGAAAAAGGCAAGGAAATCACGCTGTTCTACCCCAAGGACACTCATGTTCGCTGGATTTCCAAGGCACCACGAAAAGAACGAAACCTGATCGTTCACAAGATCCGCGATCTGGTGACGGAGCCATTGACGCCAATGGAATTCCTGAAGCGTCCGTACACTTCACGCTCGCGTTGGCTGGTGACCGGATGGGACGTCGAGCTGCGGATGTTTCGTCAGTTCTACCCAGGCTCGACGAACGAATTTTCCGCTCCAGGAACATTGCAGTTGGCACTGTATGCACCCGACGATGTTCGGCCACGGGAACTGCTGAGCCATCAGTTTGAGCCGTCCGTCGTCGATCGACGAGAGATGATCCGGATCATTGCCAAGTGGATGAACGATCGTCAACGTGACCAGCAAGACGGTGTGATGCACCCAGCAGATGCTCCTGATTTGAGGATCATCGCAAGCGACCTGCGTTTGATTGCTTGACAATCACTGACACGTCGCTATCTTTTCAACCGTTCAACCCGTCGGACTTACCATCCGACATTCAGGCTCACCACCTGGCAGACGTTCGCGGTCGCTTCGGAACACTCTCTTTATGAGGTTCCATTGTGCCGACCCAAGAAAAGCATCAGTCACCACGTCGCTTTGTTCAAACCGAATACCAGCGACGGGTGGAACGGTTCATGCGAGAAGCGAAACAAATCGTTCGCTTGTGGCCAGATCAACCGCGTGAAGACGAACGCATTCTGCGGGCGAAGTTGATTCTGGAAGAAGCCTTGGAAACCTGCCAGGCGTTGGGCGTTTCGATCGTCCTTCGTGTTCCGGATCAGGACGGAGGTGTTGATCTTCACCCAGTCCGCGAAGAAGACATCGTGTTCAACGTGTCGGCGGATTTCAACCTGGTTGATGCGGTCGATGGTTGCTGTGACGTGATGGTCGTCACCCTTGGATGTTTGTCCTGCTTGGGAGTTGGCGATGTTCATGTCATGAACGCGGTCCTGGATGCCAATGACGCGAAAATGACCGGTCCAATTCGAGAAGACGGCAAGCGTTTGAAGCCAGAAGGCTGGCAACCGCCCAACATTGAAGGCGAACTCGTGCTGCAGGGTTGGGTTCGTTGAGCAAGAAGAATCGCACACTTCAGAAAGTTGTCCAGAACTACGATCGCGACCGCGAGCTCTCGCCGTTGTATGTCGCTGGTTTGATGTGTTCAGTTCGCCGCTTCGATCGGTTTCTCGGTCGAAAATCAACGATCGCGGATTTGAAACCAAAGCGAATCAACGAGTGGATGCGTTACGAATTGCTGCACACTGATCTGTCCGATCAGTCGCGTGACAACGGGATGAAAAACATCATCACGTTGGCGAAGTACGTCAAAAAGAAGATCAAGCGATCGAAAATTCGCAAGATCAAGATCGCACCCAAGAATCCAGCGGCGTGGGATTTCGAAGAGTTGAAAACGGTCGCTGATGCAATGGGAAAACTGCCAGGTGTGTTGCCCAACGGGGTTCCGCGATCAACCTATTTCGCGACGCTTGTTTGGTTTGCTTATGAGACTGGCTTGCGACGTCGGGACCTTTGGGATTTCCGGTCTGAATGGTTGGTTCAAAACAACGCGGCGTTGTCGCAACACAAAACCAAGAACATGCACTTGGTCGAGGTGACGGACCAAACGCTGGCAGGTTTTCAACAGATTGCGAGGGTCTTGCAGGAATCCGGCCACCCCGACGCAGAAACACCACTTCGATGGCCGCAATCGGAAAGCCAATTTTACTATTGGTTCCGCAAGGCGAGAAAACTGGCGGGAATCGATGCAGATGTTTGCAATCGTGCACTGCAACACCTTCGCCGCACCGGAGCCACCGAAGTCAAGAAAAACGGCGGTGAAGCGTGGCGATATCTCGGGCACACGGCGGAAGGCTTGGATCACAAGTCCTATGTCGATCGAGTGAAAACGGCAAAGGCAATCATGCCAACGTTGAACCGTGAACAAGCGATCGAAGAATTCACCATCGAATACCAAACATCTGCGTAACAAAGGAAAGAATCTTGGCGATGCAAACGATACCGGATGGAGTGACGATCAAGGAAACCGTGATGCGGGAGATCAGCGCTGTCACAAAATCATGGGGTTGGGCACGGTTGTTGATCGATGAGGAGACTGGCCGAGTCGTCATCGTCAGCGACTACGGGGAGTGGTCTTATTGTTGGCGTCACATTGGTGATCGGACTCTGCCGCAGTTCCTGGCTGGGCTCAATTGGGACTATATGGGCGAGAAGATGCTGAATGGGAACATTCGCGTCCCAAGCGACGAACGCACTGTCAATCACATCAAGAGCGAAATCATCTCTCTTCGCAAGACGGGGACACTCGACAAGGAAGAAGCGGCTTTGGAGTGGGAGTTCATTGATGAGTTCCAACGGGGCTGGACAGATTTCCGAGGCTGGTGTGATCAAACGCACCTAATGGAACCCTGGGAGTACAGATGCGACGAACCAAATGGTCAGTGGATGAGTTTTTGGGATCACATCTGGACCCCATTGATTGTCCCAGCACTGAAGCAGATTGGCGACTCGCCACGTCCATCCGTCCAACAAAGCAGCGTAGCAGTTTAAGAGTCGATGTTTATTGTTTTTATCATCCGAACCGAATGGGACCACACCATGCCGACATGGCTGGTCTTGGCGATTTGGGAGCCGCAGTGGATTGGCTGGTTGTGGCGTGAGGGGATACCCCGCGACCGACCATTGCAGCGGCAAGGCCAGTACGGCTAGACCACACCACTCGTCAGGCATGGAGTGGCGAGAGATTGAAACCCGACGACGGTCACCTCGGACCGGCGATATGACAAAAACGAGCCTTGACCGCTGATGCGACAGCGGGGAGCCGGTGCGAACCCGGCAACTAGGGCCGAGCTATCCGCCGAGCGTACGATCGGAGCCAACGGAAAGTGCTATGAGGGGGCGGAACCTTCGCGGTCCACTTTGAGAGACAGCAGTAAACCGAGAACGATTGACAGGGAGCCACGAGATGTACGTTTACGAAAAGCAACGCGAAGAGATCTTCACGGATGAAGGTCAACGGATGTTTTTGAAAATCCGGGCACACGTTTTTAACGCATTGGAGTTCGCAGGTGCCGTCCGAATGAATGAGGCAATATCGACATGCACGGGCGATTCGTGGCGGATGCTTGCGTGCGTCGATCGCATGGTCGAACTGGGTGAGATTCGCGAAATCTCGCAAACTGTGAGACACGCAGGACAACACAGAATCTTCGTCAAATGCGAATAGGATTCGTGGAACGTCTGTGATAACCGGTCGGCGCGTGGCCCGCATTGACCCAACGAACGATCAAACCAAACCAACTAACCAACCCTTCCCCCGATGACCGCCGATCCGGTTCATCACTTTGTTACCCATCGAGGACACTATGAGAACGCTTGACCCCAGTATCGGAAACGAAATCACCTGCACCATCAAAACGGCGATTGCGGACGCAAAATCGAATGGCGACGAATGCCAGTTTGATTTCAACGGCGTAACGGTCGTTGTGTCAGGAGCGTCAGACCCAGAGTTGATTCACCGCGATTGGTCGCGTGGGCTTAGCGGATACCTCGGCGAAAATCCAACAATCGGGCCGTACCCCAAACCGCAATTGTCGGAAGCGGAAAAAGAATCCGATGCCAAGATCGAAGCGGAGAACGAAGAACGTCGCCGCATCCAAAACGAGAAATACGAACAGAAGCAACGCGAGAAAGAACTCGTTTTGCAAGGTGCGTTAGGCAACGCCGGGCCGATTGAATTGTCCGACGCCGAAGGTTGGCAGAAGTGTGTTGACGCCAACAAGGATGGATACGGCAGTTACTGCGTCAGGTACGCCGAAAAATGGGCGAGGTTGATGCAGGTGCGGATTGCGAGCGGCGAAACCATCGCGGAATGTGCGGAGGAATTGAGCCGCCTTGCGGACGACGAAGGAATCACCGGTTTCATGTACGGTGCAGCCGTGTCGATGCTGTCTCAGTGCTGGAAGCACGGCGAAGGATTGCGGCGGTGGCACAACAAGGAAACGCAGATTGGAACCGAAGGCGATGAGGCCAATGAAAGTGGCGGAGTGTTAAACCCCGCGTTGCTCAACATTGGCTGATTCGTATGGGTAACGTTCGGGTTCTCCGGGCCAATTCATATCAACAACCTCAAAGGAAAGTGAAGCCATGACAACCCAAACCAGTCAACCAGCCGATCAACCAAAGGCTCCGGAGCAACCCATTGTTCCCGCTCCGCTGGGAGGTGAACCGGTATCGCACAGGAACTACAGATTTGACCTTGTCGATCACATCATCGAACAGCGGGATTGGAGTTTCGCGACATTCGGGCCACCGTCTCGCCGTGGAAGCGATGGTGTAATTGATCACTTGCGCAAAGAGATCGAAGAAGCTGCCGAGAGTCGCAAGCTGGAAGAATGGATTGACATCATATTGCTCGCGATTGATGGTGCGTGCCGAGAGGACTATTGCCCGCTCGACATCGTGAGTGGTTTGGCGAACAAGCTGACGATCAATCAACAGCGGCAATGGCCGGACTGGCGAAGCAGTGAGCCGGGCAAAGCTATTGAGCATGTTCGGTAGTGGGAACATCCGATTCTTTGGCAAATCCAACGAGGGAAAGAAATGCAGTCGAATGAAATGAGTCCAAAGCAATCGTTTGATAGGCGGCGACGGATCGAGCCGGTTGCCAAAGAATCGGATGATAGGCGGACCACCGAAACGAAGTGTGCCGTGTGTGATGGGAGAGGGCAGTATCCATTTAACGATGGAGGTGGAATTACCACTGTCCCGTGCATCAGATGCGAAGGCACCAATGTTTCGAAAAATGACACAGTGACATGACGGACATGTCAACCTCGTCCGCCTATCTTGTTCTTATCCCCGGTTTCGGCATCACCAGGGATAAGTCCGAATTTGTAAGATGCCTTCGATGCGATCGTTAGTTGCAGCTTTCGATCGCTTGGTTCCAACGGAAGAACACAATGACGAAAACACTGAGAGAAGCTGTTCATGAAAAGATGAAAGAACAGCACAAGTCGCCAAAAACAGAACGTGCGTACTGGAAGCACATCAAGCGATTTTGCGAATACAACCGCCGGGATGGAAAACTTGTTTCGCCTCGCGAGTTGGATCACAACGACGTAGAAGCGTGGCTCACTTACCTGGCAGTCGTCGAAAAGGCTTCTGTTTCAAAGCACGAACAAGCGTTCTTTGCAATCTTGTGGCTTTACAACCAGCTCTACGAAAAACCGCTCACTGGTTTGAACGCAACACGGACACAATCAAAACCGGAAACGGTTCCAGTGGTGTTCAGTGCCTCAGAGGTTTCGAGGATTTTCAGCAACCTTCGAGGTCGATATCTTCTAGCCGCTCAAATCATGTACGGTTCCGGCTTGAGGGTGGGCGAAGTTTCCAGGCTGCGATTGAAAGACATCGATTTAGAAAACCAGATGTTTACAGTGTGGTGCTCGAAGCACAAGAAAAGCCGAACGGTTCCAATACCAAAATCACTGAACGATCCGCTTCGCCAGCAAGCAAAGATCGCACTGAACTATCGGCGGCGTGATATTCAATCGAAAACTGGCGGTTGCATTCCACCCTTCAAGATCGGAAGCAATGGACAAAAGCCTACAACAGACTGGCGATACTATTGGCTTTTCTGCACAAACAGAATAGCGAAATGCAACGAAACTGATGAGATCGGAAGAGGTAGAACCTTAGAAGATACGTTCAGCGACAATGTGACAAAGGCTGTCAAGAAAGCTGGTATCTGCAAGAGAGGATCGTCTCATTCACTTCGGCATAGCTTCGCAACGCACATGCTGATGGACGGAGTGAACATCCGAGAGATTCAGCGTCTTCTTGGTCACGCTGACGTTTCGACAACGATGATCTACACGCACGTTTCCGTTTTTGCGGACAAGCATTTGCCGAACCCGATGGATCGCCTTGCCGTGTCTTCGCCTCAGCCTGTACTATCGATCTGCGGCTAGGACTGCAATCCGACGATCTGAAAAGGTCGGCCGCTGGTTTCCGTGCCAGCGGTGCCGCTTTCATAATCTTCGCTTGCCGATCCGTTTTTCGGGTCGGCTTTTTTTATGTCATCACGTTCATTTAATTTCACCACGCAGGAGAAACCAATGCTTGGAATCGTAGGAAGGGTAAAGCCCGACACATCGGTTGTCTGGAAAACCGAGGGCGTCACTGATTTGTTGGCAATACTGTCTCTTTCGCCCCCTGACGATCACACCGCCGTTTGCAATAGCAATGGAGCGACCGAGACAGCCGGACAGGACGGGCAGTGGTTCCTGGAGTCGATGGCAGGCAAGGAAGTCTTTGTCGTGCACGATTGCGACGCACCTGGGCAGGAAGGAGCCGTTCGAGCGAAGCCGTCCGGCAATCACTGGCGGGGTTGGGCACCCGAGATCGCAAAGCACGCCGCTTCTGTTCGCAATGTCGTGTTGCCGTACCCGATTGAAGAGAAACACGGGAAGGACATTCGCGATTGGATCGGTGAACGATTAGATCGCAACATCGATCCGCCTTTGATCTATGAGGAGTTGTTGGCGTACGCACGAGATGACTCAAAGTGCCCCGTGATTCAGTTGGCAAAGGATGTGATCAATCGCATCGAAAACAAGGACAGCCAGGCAAGGGACGATTCCGAAACTGTAAGCGATATTGAAATCGAAGAAGCGGATCAGGATCCTCATCGACTCGCTCGGGTGAACCTTCGGTACTACACCGACAACCACGGTGGTCAGCTGCGGTTTTGGCGTGAGGAATGGTGGAGGTATCGTGATGGGAAGTATCGAAAAATCGGACCGCAAGAATTGAAGGCGAAGGTCGCCGCGACAATCAAAACTGAGTTCGACAATCGATACCGAGAGCGTGTTGACCGTGGCGAGGAAGTTCGTGAGGTACGACAGGTGACACGGGGATTGGTGTCCAACGTGATCGGAGCGATGGAATCGCTGACTTTGCTTTCCTCTTCAATTGAAATGCCATCGTGGGTGCCAGATCGGAGCGAACGCCACTACATCTCAATGGAAAACGGAATCCTTGACTTGGATGCCGTGTTCCGGAACGACGCTGAGCATTCGCTGATCTCCCATTCGCCAGATTGGTTTTCGACGGTGAAGCTCGAATACGGATTTGACATCAACGCGAAGTGCGACAAGTGGGAGAATTACCTCGATTTCTGCATGGACGGAGACGAGGATTGCATTGATCTGCTGCAGGAGTGGGCCGGGTACCTGCTCACCGGATCCAACGAATACCAGCGGTTCCTTGCCCTGGAAGGTGAAGGCGGAAACGGAAAGAGCGTCTATTTCGCTGGACTGACCGCAATGCTTGGCATCCCCAACGTGTCGCATGTGGCAATGGAGAACTTTGGCGGACGCTTCGATTTGGCCAGCACCATCGGCAAGGCGGCCAACATCTCTGGCGACGTGGGTGAAATTGACTCCATGGCCGAGGGCATTCTGAAAATGTTCACCGGCGGCGATGTGATGCAGTTCGACCGAAAGAACCTGCCGCCGATCAGTGTTCGCCCCACCGCAAAGCTGATGATGTCATTCAACGGCCGTCCACGGATCAAAGACCGATCGCAAGGCCTATGGCGCCGCATGCTCTTGGTTCCGTTCAATCGATCAATTCCAAGTGATCGAATCGTTCGCGGGATGGACAACTGGCGATGGTGGCTCGATTCGGGCGAAGTTCCAGGGATGTTGCTTTGGGCGATCGCCGGCCTGGATCGTTTGCGATCGAACGGCGAGTTCACGAAATCGGAAAAGTCGATGGCAGCGATTGAAAACTACCAAATCGAAGAGAATTCAGCCCGCCAATTCTTGATGGATGAAGTCGACTGGCTGGATGCGGACCTTCTGCAAACTGAAAAAGAGAAACCAGAGGCTCAGCAATGCGGCGTTGATTGCGAAACGCTTTATTCGCTTTATCGTCAATGGTGCATCGTTCATGGAAACCGAGCGATGAACAACAAAAATTTCGGCAAAGAGGTGAAACGGGTTTTCGGAGATTTGCGAGTTCGAGTGTCAAACGGCACTCATCGACCGTACTTCTATCGCTTGCTTCGACCGCTGCGAACGTCATTTCATTTGAAACAACCCGAAAGCAATGAATTTTGAATGCCCTATGAAAGTCCCAAGGATGCCCCATCAATTTCGTGCTCCTTGGGACACCAGAAAGCCAATGATTTCCAGTGCCAAAACCACCCTTGTCTTATCTGCCCTATGTATTCAACAACTCAGTCAAATATAAAAGAAGAAGAGAGAACAAGCCACCCAATAGAGCTGCTATGGCGCAATGTAATGCGCATAGTGGGGAGTCCCATAGGGCGGATGTCGAAAGGGCCGTTTGGTACCGCAAATCACGATGTTTTGCCTGACCTATCAAAATCCGGATTCTCGGGACAGCGGTTTAATGGGACGCGAAACGTTTTGGAAACGAAATGATTGATTCAATCAAGCAAAAGTTTTCGCGAAAGCGAATTGAAACCGAAATTTCGCTTCCAGCATTCTGCGAGGACTGCTTTGGCGGAAAGTTTTGGCGACCGCATCATTCGAACGAATGGAGGTGCGTTGATTGCCAGCCTCCGCCAAACGAATTCGTCATTGCTGAAATTCAACCAAACGAAAACGCAAGTGATGCGAATGAAAGATTCAGCGAAACAGAAAACCGAGATTCAGTTCGTGATGAAATGAATTCGTCGGTCGTCACCGAAACGGGATTCTTTTGGTGGAATGCGATGTCGCCAGTTTGTGAAAACTGCCGATCGCAGTGGCACAGCGAAATCTGGTTCAGCGACGGAAGCGTTGTGATGAAATGCCGAACCTGCCGACAAGAAGTTGACGGAATCCCAAAACCCTGGCTGTCAAAAACGAAGCGAGATGATTTGACAATCGAATGAACCGCTCGTAATATCCGCTCAACGGAACGAGTTTTGTAAGAACTCGCGTCTGCAAAAAGAATTACGCGGCAACCGACCACCGGAGCCCCTTCGAGATCAATTCTCGGAGGGGCTTTTTTCGTTTGAGGACGACTGTTTTGAAATCGTCATACCGACTGCTTGGATCGCGACGAAGACTGCAAGTTCGTGAACTTGCTCGAAAGGCATTCGCGAGCACGGACGATCCTGCGGTCGCTCGCTCAAGGGCCGAACACGCTGTTCGTTCGTCGATGAATTCGATCATCGGATCGATCTTGATCGGTGTCGCCATCAAGCTCGCAATCGAATTGATTGCTTACTGGATCAAAAACCGATTTGCCACCATTCCAAGTGGCGGATTCCTGGAAGGGGAACCTGGATCATGAACCAACCTCAGCAAACCGTGAACGTAACAGGGACCGTCGATCACCAGATGAAAGCACCCGGCCTGGTTGACACCCTTTCGTTCAACAAGGCGGCACAGATCATCGTTGGTGCGATCGTCATTACCGTTTCGATCAAGGCCTTCTCGGCTGGATGGTTTTCGGCGTTCGCATTCAACGCGATGGGCCGACCAGTTCCAGAAGCTGGATTCGGATCACCATACGGCCTTCTGCCGTTCCTTCTCGATGCCATCGGCTTGGTTGGCATCTGCTTCTTCGCGTTGGTCAAGTTCATCCGCGGCAACGTTGGGCCCGTGTTCGCTGGAGCTGGCGATTGGATGGCTGGCACACGTGCAAGCTTGTCTGGAAGACGATCCTCTTCGGTGACGCTTCCGGTGGAGACGACCAAGTCGATCGACCCAGCGAAGCTCAACGAACTGCTTTCAGGCTTCGAATCAAGATTGATCCGCTTGGAAGATCATCATCCCGACATGTTCCCGCCTTCTCCGGAAGAGCTCGAGAAACAGGTCGCGGAACTGCAAGCCAAGTTGGCGGCCAAGGAGAAGGCACCCGCGAAAACCACACGTTCCCGTTCGCGTTCAACGAGCACTACCAAATGAGCGTCGATATCTTTGCCGATTCAACGGCGCCAACGTCATGGCCGCAGTATCAAGCTGCGGCGAACCAGCCAGGACCGAAGGTCAATTGGATTGTGATCGTTTTGGCTTGTGCACTCGTCTGGATGTTCATGAGCAACCAAGGCTGTTCGCCGATTCCCGGTCCATCGCCGGATGATGATTCGATCGTCATCGATGAAGCCGGAAAGTTCGCGATGATCCTACAAGACAAGAGCGAAGCGGGGCAAAAGGATCTGACTGACGGCCAAAAGAATGTCTTGACGTCATCGATCAGCGATGAATCAGCCGAAGCTGCCGGCTTCGCGTTCCGACGTTTGGACGTCGATGACAAGCTTGAAACAGCCGAACCCATCTGGAAGAAGATCCGCGACAACGCGGCGGCCGCTCCATCTCTGACGACGCTCAACGACGGGCGATTGGTCACTGGTCCATTGCCAGAGACTCACGACGATTTCAAATCCGCACTGGAAACCGAGCGATGAACGTTACCGAATTCGGAATGGTCGAAGATGGCCAAAAACTGCCAGTCATCGACGATTCCAACGCCAGCGATTTCGTCAAAGTCTTCGACGATGACCGCAACCCGTTTCGGTCCGGTTTCGAATCTTCGGAGGTAAAGACCGGCTTCGGTTCGCCGTTCAGTCGATCGATCATTCCTCGGAAAGAATGGCCGGATCTGATCCGCCATCACGAAGAGAACAAATCATCACCAGACCATCATCGCATTCACGCCGGCGTTCCGGTGATGAATCAAGCCAACTGGGGCTATTGCTGGATGTACGGCTTCGGTGGTGCGATGAACACCGCCTACGCTCAGATGGGCATCAAAGGCCTGCGGCTCAATCCGTTCATGCCAGCCTGGTTGGGCAAAGGCGGACGCAACGTCGGCGGATTCGGCGGTGAAGCGAAAAAGTACGTCAACAAATGGGGAATGCCGGAAGAAGCTGCTTGGCCCGAAAACGTCAAGAACGGATCGCTGGTCGAGAATCACGAAGTCGAGCTTTCGGCAAAGATGCACGACGCGATCGTCGTTGAAGAACTCGAGCGAAACAACTTCGATGCACTGGCGTCTTGCATCCTGGATCCGGAGCGACCATGCCCGGCGACGATGGGTCTCGCTTGGTGGGATCACCTCGTTTACGGCGTCAAGATCGTGATGATTTCTCCCGGCAAGTTCGGAATCAAGTTCGTCAACAGTTGGACGATCAAGTACGGAAAAGAAGGATGCGGCGTACTCGCTGAATCGAAGGCGACCGCATTCGAGCAATTGGCAATCGTCAGCGTCAAACCACGGGTGGCAGTCGGATGAGTTCCCCAATGAACAAAAGCGAACAAATATTTGTCGCTTGCGGAGTTGCTTCCGTGTTGGCTTCTGTTGTCGCGGTGGTTTCGCTGTGCCAGCCGGCAGTGATTGATCCCATGCAACTTGATGACAAACAAAATGGTTTCGGGGCGTCGATGCCAATCCCATCGCAAGAAGGTTTTCAAACCATCACCGTTGGTCAGCACTTCACAATTCAGTGGGACGCCGATCCATTTCGCGGAGCACGTCCCTTGGATGCAATCAACGCGACGATCGCGCGGATCCAGTACGAACAAGACACTGACGAGCTTTCGAGCAACGTCAACGCACAAGCACTCGCTTATCTGATGCAAGCCCGCCAAACGTTGGAAGGGAAGCAGACAGTCACCGAAGATGGCCTTCCAATCTTGGAGTAGAGATGGACACCCTCAAAATCCTTCCCGTTTTGATTCTTGCGATCGCAGGCGGGATCAATTCGTTTCAGTCGCAGCCAGCCAGCCAGCCGACGGACAATGGCACCATCCTGGTTGTCGAGCGTCCTGCGTTCGAGCAAGCGGCGACCGAAGATATTCCTACGCCCGTCGGTTCGTCAGAGACGGACGAATTGCGAGAGATCGCGAAAGAACTGACTGCGGATGCTGCCAGGTTGAAGGTCGCCGCCGAAGAGCAGCGAAAGGCCGCGGAAGGCTTCGGATCGTTCCGTCCTGATCCGAGCGGCTACAACGCGAACGAATGCGATTGCGGATGCGATGGGTTGACCGAAGAGGACGTTCGGCGGATCGCGGCTGATGAATATCAGATTCAGCGACAAGTTGACTTCCAACAGATGCGAGGCGTGCAATCCGGCAACAGTTCGGGCGGAGCGGTTTCGATGACCGCTGGAAATTATCAATCCAGCGGTGGCGGTTTGCAGTCAACATCATCGAGTGGCTACTACGGAAGCGGATCAACCGGCGGATCCGTGTTTGAATCAGTCCCGCCAACGAACGTTCGAGCGAGAGACCGAATCGCCAGCAGGTTTGCCACTCCGTTCAAGAACTTTGCAGGAACCAAGGTCACCATCCACACGTTCGCCGACGGCTCGCATTGCCCCGCGTGCGAATCGTGGAAAACAAACGTGGCACCAAAGCTGCAAGCAGATGGAGTCATGGTTACTCAAATTGCTGACATCCAGAGTGGATCAGCACCGATCATCGACGTTTGCAAAGACAGCGAAAGCTGTGTTCGGCTGAAAGGTGCGGCCAGTTACTCGCAAATCATTTCTGTTTTGCGGTGATCGACATGGCCCCACTGCGTCTTTTGTTCATCGACGACGACGAAGCGGACCTCGAAACGTTTCGTCAGTGGTTCGGTGATCACGAAGTGCACACGATACGGAATCTTGCTGACATCGATCAGGAAGATTCTTACGACATCGTTTTTTGCGATGTGAATATGCCACTTGAAGCATTCCGACCGATCGACGTCATTAAGCTTTGCCGAACGTTTTCTGGAACCCGAATTATCGGATTCAGCGGCGGAAACGAAGGTGAAATCAGTAAAGAAAAAGCGACCATCCAAGCTGCGATCAATGCACGGAAAACGCTTTCGACCGAACAAATCAAACGGCTCGCAAACGACTTGCGACGCTTCGCAATGGGAGGATCGCCAACATGTCCATGATGTTTTTAATGTCTGTAGATGCAGCAGCGGAAGTTGGCGTCGAAGTTGTAAAGGGGAAAAGCGAAGTCTTTGTCGCCGCACTGGTTCTGGTTGCAGGCATGATCTGGGTGATGTTCCAGCAGCAAAAAGATCGTCGCGAAGCCGCTGATCGAGACGCCAAGCGGGACGAAGAAGACAAAAAGCGATACGACGAGCAAAACCAGTTTCATCGTGACATGGCACTTCGAAACGCTGATCAACTTGACGCAATGAGTGCATCGCTTGATCGAACGTCGAGAGCGACCGAGATCATGGCCAAGTGTGCCGAGAACACGGACGTCGCTTTGATTGAGCTTCGAAACGCTCAAAAGCGAGACCGTCGAGCAATCATTAGCGTCATCGACGCCAGTGAAGCGAAAGCCCGCGGTGAAGATGACATGGCGACCATCGCAATCAAAGAAGCAAGAAACCATCTAATCGGCGACGATCGCAAGTGACGCCCATCAATTAGTCAATTCACGAACCAACCACGAATCGAATTAGGAATCACCAATGGCACTCACCCGAACGGATGTTTTGAAAGCAGTTGTTCGCACAAACGAAGTCTTGAAAGACTGGGATGCCAGCGATAGCCCCAATACGAACTGGCGTGGCATGGTCGTCAAACAGATGAGTCGAGCGGTTGAATCGGCCTTGGATGACTTGTGTTCGCTCTCGTCGCAAACCGATGTCGCAGATGACGCACGCGATTTGTTGATGGCGATTGATCAAGTTGCCATCGAGTTTCAAGCTTGGGCAGAGGCAATTGACATCGCACCAGACACGGTCCACCCGTCAGGAACGTCGCAACTTCGGACCGCACTTGCCGTTGTTCGTGAAAAGTGTGGTGAACGACAGCGTGTCTTGCCCGATAGCATCCGAGACTTGATGGCAATCGGAACCAGCGACGATCAAATCTGCAAAACATATGGGTTTTTGAAATCTGATGGCCAACCCGACTTGGCGGCACTGTCTGAGGAAAAAGAAAAACCAGGAACTCACTTTGATCCGAAAACTTGGGTTCCACCACACTTCGCAAGAATACAGCGTGAAATCAACGAACGGTGGTCCAGTCGCGTTCCAATCGACTACCAGCCAGTTGCTGAAATTCATCAACCCCGCGAGCGTCGCATCGATCCGACTCCGATTGATGACTTGATTGGCCAAAACGTTCCTGCCGAGCAAATTGCCAGGATGAAAGCGATGTCGGTCGAAGAAGTGGAGCGGTATGCCATGGAAAACAAATTGCCGCTGAACGGTCGCATCATCAAACCTCAAGACATGAGCGACAACGAGAAAAACGAATTGGCAAAGCGTCAAATCGACTTGCACCCCAAGTCGCACCCCGACATTGAGTCGATGGAAGATCGAATTTTGGCTTGTGCGATCGACGGACTGAAACCCGTCGAAATCGCAGAGGCTTTGTCGGTGGACCATCCGGGACTCTCGTGGCAGAAGGTCAATGCACTGATCAAGCAATTCGAAAAGGAAGGCGAAGAAGTCGCTTGAAGTAGCCCATGGACCAAGAAACTCTCGACAGAATCAATCGCAAGCCGACTCACGCCAAGAACCTGCACATGACTGTGATCAGCGAGGAACGACAAGCACGCGTTGCAACGATGTTCCTTCAGGGGTCATCGATGCGTCAGATCGGTCGTGAGATCGGTGTTTCTGTTCATACCGTTTCGAAAGATTTAATGCGGGCTCGCAAAGAATGGAAGTCTGAAGCAGCCAAGACATACGAAGAGCGATTACCAGAAAAACTGGCTGAATTGAACGCGATTCGTGCAGCAGCATGGGAAGGATGGAAGCGAAGCCTTCGACCCGAATCGATCATCAGCAAAGAATCGAATGAAACCAAGGATGGGAATTTCGAACGACGTGGAAGAAAGCGAAAAACAACCGCTGGCGACCCTCGTTTTCTGCAGCGACTGGAGTCCATCCTGCGAACTGAATGTCAAATTCTCGGCATGCTTGATTCCGATGTGACAGAGAATAATTCCGTCACCGTAAACGCAGTCGAAATCGTCATCAACAACGCAAAAGAAAAGGAACAATTCGAGAAAATCTACTCTCTCGAAGAATTCCAAAAACAAACGAAGCCCGCATGAATGGTTTGGGTTCACTTGCGTTCTGCTTGCTCACAATTCTCGGAGGCGAAAACCTCATGGGTGCGATGACAGTTCGCCCCGTGCCAGTGACCGCCAAGCAAGCCAGTTTTCTATCCAGCGAAGATTGGTTGACCGCTTTTTGTGCTGGACGCGGTGCTGGCAAAACTCGTGTGGGTGCTCATTTCATCTGCAAGCACGCCAAGGATGGTGATCCATGGATGGCGGTTTCCCCCGACTCAGGCGTCGTCACAGAAACCACGCTACCAACGTTCCTGGAAGTGTCTCGCCTGCTTGGATGCTATGTCGATCACAAACTGTCACCTTACCCGCGGGTGAAGTTTCGAACTCGCGATGGTGGCCAAGCGGAAGTTGTGTTTCGATCAGGCGAAAAGCCCAAAAAGCTTCACGGATCAAACAAGGCAGGGTTGTGGATCGATGAAGCGAGCTTGCAACACAAGGATGTGTTTTTGGACGCGATCCCCACACTTCGATGGCGAGGGAGAATGGGGCCATGTCTTGCAACGTTCACACCCAAGGGAAAAACGAATTGGACGTTTGATGTCCTGTTCGAAACGATCGACGAGCGTATTCTCGGAACCGATGGATGCTCAGTAGATGGCATCGTCTGGATCGGCGGAAAACCGTATCGACCGAAACCAAACACGCAGTTGATCCACGCTACAAGCCGCGATAACCCATTCAACCCTCCAGAGTTTTACGACACGCTTCGCGGCAACATGTCATCGCGGCTTGCCGAACAGGAATTGGAAGGTGAATTCCTGGACATCGCAGGTTTGATGTTCAGTCGTGGTTGGTTCCACTTGGTCGACGAAGCCCCTCGTGATGCGTTACGTGTTCGATACTGGGACAAAGCCGCAACGGCCGGCGCCGGATCGTTTACAGCCGGTTTGCTGATGGCACTGGACCCACGCGGAATGGTGTACATCGAAGATGTTGTGCGAGGGCAATACAGCTATCACGAACGCGATGTCATCATTGAGCAGACAGCGGAATTGGACCAGCGTCGGTACCAAGGTGAAGTCGTGATTGTGGCAGAACAAGAAGGTGGATCAGGCGGCAAAGAAGTGATGCACCAGATGATCACCAACCTTGGCAGGTTCGCGGTTCAGCGTGATATTGTTGGCGGCAAACAGCGACGGATGGATGGAAGCGTTTCTCTTCCAGGTGAAGCCAAGATCACAAGAGCAATGCCATTGGCAGGGCAGGCTGAAGCAGGAAACGTTCACTTGGTTCGTGGATCTTGGAATTCAGACTTCATCGAAGAGCTCGTTGCGTTTCCTGAATCATCGCAAGCTGACCAAGTTGACGCAGCCTCGGGCGCGTTCAATCGCCTGAAAGGTAAGATCTTCGCGGCCCGCCCACCGGCAACCAAATCACACGCAAAGTCGCATCCCGAACGTTTCGGGGCACTGGCGGCACTGCAACGTGCTCAAACTCGCCGACTGTTCGGCATGGGAGAACGAAGACGATGACTCACAACACGTACAAGAAAAGCGATGGAACCATTGGAGTTGGTTTTTTTATTGAGCGGAGCGGTCGGAAAATGCACTCGATTGCTTGGCCCAACGAAATCGCCGAACGAATGATGCCAGATGAGCTTGAACGAAAGGGCGTCATCTGCGATTGGCCAACAACCGACGATAACTCGGTGGACGATGAAGGGAATCCAATCGCGATCGATTTCGAGGAACGGATTGAAAACCGCAAAGAAAACGATCCCGAATTCAAAGAAGCACTCGAAAAAGAAGATGCCGACGAAGAGGAGTCCAGTGGCAAACCCAAATCCGAAGCCCAACACATTCGTGACTACCTTTCAGAACATCCAGACGCTGGCAACGCAGAAGTGATTGATGCTTTGGATAAACAGGGCGTCCAAGTCATCGCCAGCCAAGTTGGTCGCCAGCGAAGCAACCTCAAGAAAGACTGATCATGGCATCCAGGCTGTTTGGACTCGCTCGAGCGGCGAGTGAATACGTTCGCAATCGACGGCAGCGAAACTATCGCGACGCTGATGAAGAAGTTCGCCGCCAGCCTGGATCCTACAACCGAGCACGATCGCTCCTTGATCGGTTTCGCAAAGTCGTCACGGGCGACAATGAAGATAGTGAATCAGACAGCTCGGGTGCCAAGCCGCCAACACCGCCCCCAAGGCCATGGCAACCACCTGGCGGTCAACGCCCATGGACGCAGCCACCCGGGGCAAAACCGCCAGTCGAGCCTCCGCCAGTTGACTTGCGAAAAATCTGGCCAGGGACGGAACCTGACGACAGCGAAGAATTCGACGAAATCCAGCTTCTTGGTCGCGACGTTGGTTATCACGCCGACGACTTCGCGGCCGTCATGGATTCGATGCGGCGGACGCCAGGATCATCGAACGTTTGGGGATATTTCTTCGAGCGAGAATCGCGACGCTCCGGAATCATGTACGTCACATTCCTGGCAGAAGTTGACGGCAAGAAAGTTGAGTCTCCGGGCCCAACGTATGCCTACTATGATGTTTCCGTTCGCAAGGCGAATGATTTCCAGAAAATGTCAGCGGTGTCTGCTGGCGGTGCTGTATGGGATCAGTTTCGGATTCGCGGGACAGTGCACGGTCATCAGCAGCAATACCGATTGGTTCACGTCAGTGGCGAGTATGTACCTCGCAAGGCGACTCCGGTAGGATTCAAAGCCAGAGCGGTTCCCAACATTGGCATCGGCCGACGCGGGTTTCGCCGAAACACTCTTTCACCTCAAACGTTCAGTCGCGGTGGCCCAGACCGCGGGGGACCGAATAGAGGAAATCCCAATCGAGGATGACGCGTTATGCCTTGGAAGTTCTGGAAACGTCGAAGCCGAACCGAAGAACTGCTTGAAAGGATCGATGGTTTTCAAGAGGACCATTCGATCTATCTGAATTCAATCTCGGATTCGATGGATCAGCAGGTGCATCTGCTAAGCAAGTGCCTGGACAGATTATCTCGTCCGACCGGACCACCGAGAACGGAAGCCGTGATTCTTGATGATGCCATTCGAGAAATTCGAAACATCGTCGAAACAATCAAGGGTGAACCATTCTCCGCTTTGCACACTTGGATTTCTGAATCTGTCGATCGAGAAAGACGGCACGATCAAACAATCCGATCGCTTTTGGATCGATGGGAAAAACAGGTCGATCAGATGGCGGCGGCGAAATGAACGCCAAGAAAACCATCATTGCGGGCGGGCGGAACTATCAGTTCACCGAAGCAGATCGGAAGGTTCTCGATTCCTTTGAAATATCGGAGGTTGTGTGTGGGGGCGCGAATGGTGCGGACGAATGCGGTCGCAGATGGGCAATCGATCGCGGGGTTCCGGTGAAGATGTTCCCCGCTGACTGGGGAAAGCACGGAAAAGCAGCCGGCCCGATCAGAAATCGCGAAATGGCTGAATACGGCGAACGCCTGATAGCATTTTGGGACGGTCGGTCTCGCGGCACAAAGAACATGATCGAAACCGCCAGGGGGCTTGGATTGGAAGTATTTGTCGAAATGAGGCCATCCAGGTGAACCCTTACGAAATCCTCGGAGTCGATCGCGACGCGTCGATCGATGACATCAAGCGAGCCTACCGGCAAAACGCGATGAAAATGCACCCCGACCACGGCGGAAGCGAGGAAGATATGAAGCGTCTAACGGAAGCCCGCGACATTTTGGTTGATCCAGCACGTCGAAAACGATTTGACAAAACTGGCGAAACTGAAAGCGAATCGAAGGCTCAGAACGAGGTTGAATCAACGATTGCACCAATGCTGGCTGACGCCTTCGCCAATGATAACAGCGATCCAATCAAGAGTATCTGCCGTCAACTCGACGCACGTCGACAGGATTTCAAAGATCACGCTAATCGACACCGAGACGGAAGAGACAAACTGAAAAAGCAGATCGAACGCTTTGAGAAGTCAAACGAAAGATCGAGCAACGCAGAAGCAAAGTCATTCATTTTGGAGAATCTTGAAAGCGGTCTGATCGCACTGGAGCAATCGATTGCTTCCCTGGATTATCAGTCAGAGCTGATGACACGATGCTTGTCGTACTTGAATGACTTGAAGTGTCCACCGGAAAACGAGTACCGTTCCGGAATGTGGTACGGACTGGATCGTGGTGGGCCATCATTTACCAGCACGAGATCGTTTGCCGGCCTGCATCCTTGACGCTAAGATGATCGGACGACAATCAAACGGCAACCGACCACCGGAGCCCGCTTTCGCAACCCAGCGAGAGCGGGCTTTTTTCGTTTCTGGGCAATCGAGAAAACATGACGCTCAGTCCCAATCAGCTGCCAGCCCGAGTGATCCAGCAGTCACAGCGAGATCCTGCTGAAGGAATCCTTGGAGCATCGCCCAATTTTGGGCAAGATTGGCTTCCCCATATCCACACGGTCGGCGGGCGACGGGGAATCATTTCCCAGTCCTACCTCAACCTGGATGAAGCTCTTCGCGATAGCCGATCGAACGCGGAGCGAATGCGTGCTGATTGCGGGATCATGGAGTGCATCGAAGCCCGACAGCGTGCCACTGCTCTGTTGAATTGGCACATCGAACCAGAAGACAGCAACAATCAAGATGAACTTGCTTTGTGTGCGATGCTCAATGACATCATGGAAGCGACTCCACGATTCACTGAGTTTCGGCGAACAGCAATGGAAGCAATCTGGTATGGGCGGTACGCGAATGTGATTCGGTACCGTCCGTCCCTTGTGAAAGGACAGTATCGAACGATCGCGAAAGTGTGGGAACCTCGCCACGGCGACAAGTTGGTGTTTCGCTACAACGATGGATCCTATACCGCCGACGAGGACCAAGTCGGCATTCGAGTGCACGCAGCATGGCAAGGTCAACGAAGCTACCGCGACCCGCGAACGGGCGATATCGTTCGGCAGATTGAGCCAACCGAACAGGGGCTGGTTTACTGGCTGAATCCGTGGCAGCGAAAGACAATGCTGCTCCACAAGCACCAAATCGAAGATGGTCCTTACCAGGATCCAGTGATGGCAGGTCGTATCCACGGCGTGGGAATCCGCGATCGGATTTACTGGACATGGTATGCAATGGTGGAGTGTCTTCAGCGTGTTGTTGAATATCTTGACCGAGCCGCTTTTGGTATCGAGATCTGGCCTTATCAATCTGGGAATCCGAAGTCACAAGAAGACACCGAGCGGGCCGCTCACGAAGCGATGGGGGGCGGTCGGACGGTAATTTTGGCACCTCTTCCACCCGATGATCACCCAGATCGATTCATGCCGCAACTGATTGAACCAGGACTGGGTGGTGTTTCGACCACGATCGATATCATCCGAAGTTATTTTGGTCATCGCATCAAGCGTTACATTTTGGGGCAAACGCTCACCAGTGAAGCTGATTCAACTGGTCTTGGAAGTGGTGTTGCGGATGCCCACATGGCGACGTTTGCTGACATCGTGGAGTACGACGCACGCAATCTGGAAGAGACGATCACGAACGATTTTGTTCGCACCATCCAGACAGCCAACTTCCCATCACTCTGGCGGATGCAACCAAGGTTCCGAATTGACACGGAATCACCGAACATCGCCGCCAAGATGGAAGCATACAAAAAAGCTTACGACATGGGTCTGAAGATCAAGTCAAGCGAAGTCTATGACACGATTGGTGCATCAATGCCTGACGTCAGTGACGACGTTTTGAGCTCAGCTGGCCAAGGCATTGCTGGAGCGGGGAATTCACAACCAATCGGATCAACAAAACCGGCCGTCTTGGACCTGGACAAAGCGTTCAACGATGTCATGTCAGAGTTCCATGCCAACGCGGTCAACAAATCAGCCTAATGCGGAAGTTTCCGCACTACCTCACTAACCTAGTGCGATTTTCATCGCACATGGTCCGACTTTATCATCGCTGAGTAAAATGCTCTCCCTCTCGCCAACCAACCGCAGAAAGAGCGTCTGAAATGAAAAAACAAACACGAATCGTCCTGGTTTCCTACCTCGTTTTTATTCACGCCGCATTAGCTGCGATCGTGTGGCATGACCAGGTCATTCCGCGCGTGCTAGTGAAGCTTACCGGCCAAGTTGCTGCGGCTAGCCAAAACACGTTCTTTGACCGAATGGTCGAGTATCACAAGCGATCCGACGGGGCATTGCCTGACGGCTGCGGGATATTTATCGGAGATAGCCTCATACAAGGCATGAGCGTTGATGCTGTCTGCGATCGAGCTGTGAACTACGGAATTGGAAGTGACACAATTGATGGTGTTGTTGAACGATTACCGAAATACGAAAGTTCAATTCGGCGTGCGAAGTTTGTTTTCCTCGCGATCGGCATCAATGACTTGGCCAAGAAGTCAGACGATGCCATCGTCGAGGGCATCATTGCAATCGTTGGCAACATTACGACCCAACAAGTTTTTGTTTCGTCGCTATTGCCAGTCAACACGGAACTCGATCCGGCGATGGTTGGATTTACTGATCGAATTAGCCGCATCAACTCAAAACTGTCAGCAGCGCAATCGCAAGCAAATTTTGTTTTCGTAGACGCGACTCCATCGCTCGACAGTGATGGCGACGGTCGCCTCGACAACGATAAGTGCATCGCGGACGGACTCCATTTGAACGCGGTTGGCAACAAGATTTGGTCCAAGCTATTGCGATCAGCCATACCATCATCAGACCAATAGTAGACACCGAAAGAGTTAAAAATGGCCTGGACAGATTACCGACTGACCGATCCCGAAAACGGTGCGTTGATTTCGGAGTGGCATTTCGGCGAAGGCAGCGGCACGACTGTTGCCGACGAAGTCGGGTCAAGCGACATTGATCTAACAACCCCGACTGACCCCAACTACACCTGGGAAACCGAGGGCATTTCGCTTGCGAGTGGATTGATCCAGACGCCAAGCATTACAGGGGCGCGGACGGTTGTTCTCTTGTGCCGGACAGGCAAGGGCGAAAACGGAGGATTCCTTATTAGCGGTGGTCTGAGCAGCGGGTACGGCACGTTCCCGCAGACTGTGGACCCGTCGGTGTTTCCAAAATTTCACACCGGGTCCGTGCGTGGCGTGGTCCCGATTTACCGTCGTGATTCGAACGGCCAAGTCGCATATCGGGTTAATCGCGGCAATTGGGTCGTAGTGTTTGCCGAGTATTCCCAGGCGTACAACACGATTTTTGGGTGGGGTGGCAGACACTCGACTACGACGAGCCGCTTGGCGGATTTTGGGATCGCGTGGGCTGCCGTCTTTGACAATGTTCTGACGGATGCGGAACGTCAGCGTATCTACTTTATGGCAAGGCAGCTTGCGGCATCACGATCCTTCTACATTGACTATCGGGATTGCCCCTCGACTGCAAAGCTCGTTGGGGTCTGGGGTCAAAGCAACGCAGAGGGCCGTGCGAAAATCGCGAATCTTTCGGCAGGCGACCAACTCAAAACAACTCCCGCAAACGTCTATATCAGCAGCCGCGACACACTGACCACCGCTGCGTTGGTGATGGGCACCAACAACCAAACCGACGCGCCCGCGACGGATTTTGGTCCTGAGATGGGACTAGCGTGGGAGGCCGAGGACGCGAGCCAAACGCTATACATCTCAAAGTATGGTGTCGGCAGCAGCTACCTCGCTAACACAGGTGCGAATGATTGGTCACTGGACGACGAGGCGTCTGCAAACAAATTCAATTTGGCCATGCGTAACCTTTGGACGGTGGAGGCCGACATGCTCAATGCTGGGATCGGCCCGGACTTGGCTGGTGTGCTGTGGATGCAAGGTGAGCAAGACGCAACGTCAGCAGCCTACGGTGCGGAGTACGGCGAGAACCTGCGACCCTTAATCGAAAAATACCGCGAACAAATGGGCGATGCTTCGGCCAAGTTCTGCGTGGCAAGGATTCGCGAAGAAGATCCGGCGTTCGATGCTTCTGGTGTCGCCGATGTCCGCAAGTATCAAGAGGTGGTCGGGTCGATGGACGCCGCTACGTCTTGGATTGACACAGACGCGATGACGTTGAAAGTTGACGACGTTCACTATGACGCGGCAGGGATGAAAGCACTGGGCGAAGCGGCCTACGCAGCTTTGCTGGCAGGCGAAGAAACGCCAACCTACGCCAATGCGTCTGACGTTCGATTCGGCGTGGATCGCGGCGATGGCACAACGGGAACTTGCTATGTGCCAACGGCAGCACAAGTGCTATCTGGCGTCAACGTCGATGCGACGACCGGGACGGTTGTTTTGCCGAGTGCTGCAAGCGTATTGGATTCGGTCAGCTACGGCCCGGCGTCTGGCACCACTGGGACGTACCACGCACCCGAAGCTAGCGAAGTCATCAACACCGCCTCGTTTGGTGATGGATCGTCAGTCGATGGCACTGCCCCGGTTCTCGATGACGTGCTAACCGCACTTGGCAATGTGCCTAGTGCGACTCAGAACGCGGCGGCCGTGTGGAATGCTGCGACGGATGATCACAACACCGCTGGCAGCTTTGGTGCGAACCTGGACGTCGCGGTTTCGTCGGTCAGTGGGGGCGGCGGATCGATTCCTAGCACCTTCTCGGCAATCGTTTTCACCTTCGATGATGACGAAACCGAAGATCCAGTTTCGAATGTCGCAATCGAGATCAACGGCTACGCTCTGCAAATCAGCGGAATCGATGGCGTTGCTCGAATCTACGTTCCGAACAACGCGACTTACACGGTCCGAATCATTCCACCCTACGGCTATTCGATTCCGACGCCGATCGAAGTCACGGTTGTCGAGGATGATGTTCCGCGGGCGGTTTCGCTCGAAAAAGTCACCGCACCGGCGTTGTCCGAAGAGGACGACTGCGAATGTACCCTGCAAGTCGTCACGGCGCACAATGTTCCGATCACTGGGGCAAAGATGGTGGCCGCGACGGCATCGGAAGCGACGTTCACCACAGAATCGCTTGTGTTCCCGACAACGGTGACCGCTGAAAGTGAGAGCGGGGTGATTCTGATCAATCTCATCCAGGGTGTGACTTACGACATTTCTGTCACCTACGAAGGACGGGCAGTGAGAACGCAAATCACGGTGCCCGCATCTGGAACCGCCAACATCGCCACCTTGGTTGTTTGATATGACACCGACGCCAGCACAAGCCGAAGCCGGCAACTATCGAAAGAAGCACATCCGTTTGCACGGTCTCGATATTGCGATCGAAACGCCAAGGGGATGCCGGCGGCGTCCAAATTGGCCGAAGATGTCTGCGGATTACGGATACATCAAGCGGACGACTGGAGCCGATGGTGATCACGTTGACGTGTTCGTCGGGCCACACAAAGACATCCAACTTGTGGTTGTGATTGATCAACCCAACTTGGATGGTGAATTTGACGAACACAAGGTTTTGATCGGGTATCCATCCAAAGAAGCCGCTGTTGCAGCTTATCGAAAATGCTATACCGCCGATTGGAAAGTCGGGAACGTCACGACGATGACCATCGATCAATTCAGATCATGGTTGAAACACGGAAGTCGAAAAAAACCGATCGTCGATCAGGTCAGTCGCTACGATGCTCGCCAAGCGACTTTCGACTGGGACGAATCAAAACACCCACGCGACGGAGGCAAGTTCACTAGCAAGCCAGGAGCGTCTGCAGATCCGAAGCCAAAGGTAGAGTCGCCGAAGCCGCCAGAACCGAAACGAACCAACGAGCCTGCGAGCCCGGCCGCAGCTGCGATCCGCCAGTGGGAAGCGAACGTTGAAGCGTTAAAGGCAGAGCAAGCGGCTGAACCGGATCCGAAGGAACACCCGCTTCATCACAGCCATCTAGATGAACAAATCCGAAGTGCACTCTTGCATTGGAGCAACAGTTTGACCGCAAAGGTTCAGCCAGTTGGTCAGGTTGCTCAGGGTGCAAAGCGAAATGATCGCGATCCGGTCGCCGCGAAGAAAAACGCATGGGACAACTACGTGGATCAACCGGGCATTCAAAAGCTGATGGGAGACCTGAAAACCATCCTGGCAGAAGCCCGAGAAAGCGGGGTCGATCTGAAACCGGTGATTCGCCACAACGACATGATCCCAAGAAACCTCGCTCCCAAACTGAAGCCAAACGACTCGTTGTTCAGGCCAGTTGAAGATCACGAGCGATTCGCAATCACGTCTTTCAGTGCGGCGATGGATCACTACATGTCGAACCACCGCGATTCACCTGGACAAATCGGATTGTTCAGTAGCGGAGTGGATGGAAAGGGAACGTTGCGGTCAACGAAAACACAAAAGAAGTTTGATTGGGACGAATCAAAGCACCCAAGGCAAAGCGATGGAAAATTCGCGACCCAGTCAGGCGAGAAGCAATCGTCGTCTGACCGTCCGCCGGCACGCCAAACCAACTTGATCAATGGACTGGATGCCTCACCCGGCCAGATGAACCTGTTTGAAGACAGCGATGATTCTGACTCGAACAACCCTGTCAAACCCGAGACAAAGAAACCGAAGGCAACGAGGGCTGCTTTGCCAGTTAAGTCGGTGGTGTACGCGAACGTTGGGCGAGGCAAAACCCATCCTGCGATCTATCGAGCCGAAACGACCATCCGTACCCGCAAGACGGAAAAGCTGATCGCATTTGATGAAGACGGCAACGAGCTTTGGTCCAAAAGCGGTGGCAAAACGCAGGTAACGTTTTTGATTGAGGAAGCGAAACAGCACTTCCGAGGATCAATCTTGACCCACAATCATCCCAACGGCTGGGAGCACGCAGAAGACAACCCGCGGCGAATGGGGAATTCATTCTCACCAGGCGACATGATGGTGGCGGTTGATTACGGCGTGAAGCAGATGAGAGTGATTTCGCCTGGATATCTTTTCATCTTTGAACCCAACATGGGCGACTCGGAACTCTCCCGATCCGGACGAGCTATCTTAAAAAAGATCATCAACGAGAAAGATTCGCTGGTGAAAGATCGATACTTGTCTAAGATCGCAAAAGCAGCCAAGGCTGGTTCCCAATCGCAATCTGAAGCGATCGACATCGCGAGTGCGGAACATTGGCACGAAGTCAACCAACTGGTAGCCCAACACTTTGGATGGAAATATGAGCGAATCCGACTCCAAACCACAGTCGCTTCCGAGCGACAACGATATGCCGCCGGTCTACACCGATGGGATGAAGTTGCCATCGCCCGATACCGAGCCGCTGCAAAACAAACCAGCAACCAAAGAACAACAAGCGGAAAACAAAAAGAGGCTGACGGAACAGTAATTGGATCAAAAGGCGATCGTGGACGTTTCGTCACAATCGACGGTCATCCGGTATTCATTGAATCGGACAAGGTGTCCCGCGGACCACGTTCGATGCGTGGAAAGAATCCGCGATCTGTCCAGGGCGAACGTTCGGATCGGATTCGAACGAAAAGCAGTGACCAACAGCCGTTGTTCCAACCCGTCACCGACCTGGACTACAGGATCGTTGATCATGCGGGCAACCATCCCGATGACGTATCGCTGTTCCGCGACCTGATGGACGATGCCCACAAAATGATTCGCACAGAAGCGGAAGAAACGAACGACGATCTCCGTCAGCTTCTTGGCAACTTCGGGTACCGCGGCAAGAAAACATCGCAGATCATTCAGGCTGTCCGGCGAACCCATGGGCAAGGAGGTGACGCAAGCCAGATCCCGCGGTTTGACGAGATGGTCGATATGGCAAAAGATTCGTTCCCGCAGCTCCTCACTGGCGGTCGATCCGAATCAGTTGGCAACGGCGATTCAGAAAACGCTTTGTTTAGTCGTCTGAAAGAAGGCTTCGAAAAGGTTCCATCGAAGACAGACGAGAAGGTGTTTGCTCTTGCCAAAGATATGATGAGCTCAACCGGCAAGGCATCCGACTATGAGTATGACCCAACTTTCAAAATGGGTGCTGAATGGGGAGAGCCAGACGAATCACCGGTTCCGTTTTCAACCCAATTTGCGGATGCGTTTATCGATCGCTTTCAATCAAGAATCACTTCGATTGTTGACAGCCCAACGGCAGCGGTATAAAAATTGTTGATTGAGTTGGTGACCGATCATCGGAGCCACTTGCGGATCACTTGCAAGTGGCTTTTTTAGTGGACCAACAAAAGACCTTTTTCGCAGGGATGACGATGCCGAAACTGGCGAATCGACAAATCAATCGGGACCAAACCAACGAAGCTGGTATCGAACGTGCTTGCGAAAGACTTCGCCAACGATTGACATCAGAACTTCACTACAACCCAAACCTGTACGGGTCCGTCGCAGTAACCGTGCAAGTCAACGATGGAATCATTGACAGATCAATCACGACGATCGGCGACACAGAGAAAAACGAACGATTGACCGCGTGACGGTCACAACACATGGCGGAGTGGGGAAGCTTGGTATCCCGCAAGGCTCATAACCTTGAGATCACTGGTTCAAATCCAGTCTCCGCAATTTTTTAGACGTTGGCCACTGACCACCAGAGCCACACATCCCATCTTCGGGGCGTGTGGCTTTTTTCGTTTCAACGAGCCATTGAATTGGTTGCACTGACATCACTATCGAAAAAAATCGCTCCCAGACCGAATGAGTCGGAGGCGGATTTTGTCGTGCGTGCCCATCAAGAGCTATCGCCGGTAGTCCCCGAGCCAATGGACCGAAACCACATTGCGTGGGAAGCATGGTCAGCTGTTTACGGAAATAGCGAACGCGATCGTGCTGACAAAAAATACCCGATCGATCGCTACATCAAACGTGAAGACGTTTGCTACTTCTCCGAACATGAAGCAGCATCGACCGGGGCGAACGGGGAACCGATAGTCCGCCGGTACGACGCTTCTAAATTGTCCGAGATCGTCGGTGAAAATAATCACCGAATCTTCGACGTGGACGCTTACCCAACGATCATTGATCGACACACGGTTCCAGCTGGTCAACGCGATCCGTCGCCTCCGGTCACGGTGGGTGTTTCCGGGCCGTTCCGGCTAGGGATGATTGGTCGTTCGGAGCCTCGGCTGGCGATCTTTTGTGATGAGTACATCCGAAAAGACAAAGCTCATCAACTGGCGGACCGCGGCGGTCGAAGCGTTGAGGTTTTGACGCTCAAATCCAACGGCCGCAGCTACATCAACCCAATCGCCGCGATTAGCGAAGCCCCACGACTACCACTTCCAGTTCAGTTCTCCGTCAACACTGAAGATGGGCGAAGCGATCTGTTCGTGGACCGTTTTTCGGTCAATCACGACGTCGTCGCTGATCGGTATGAAGCAATCGCTCCGACTGGAGCCTTTGCCGCACTGCCAGGTGGCGGGAACACTCACGTCCAAAAATTCGACAATCAACCCGACCCTCCCAACCCAAACGGAACCGCTCCGATGGACGAAAACGCACTGATCCGCAAAATCATTGACGGAGTCATGAACACCGAACCAATGCAATGGGTTTTGCAGCAAATGGGCACGGGCGGGACACCGGCTGGTGGGACCCAACCTGGCAGCAGCCCCGCAGGCGGACCTCCCCAGCAGTTTGGGGCGATGGGCGGAATGGTCGGCGGTCAACCCGCTCCAACACCACGCTATCAATCTGACGAACAGCCTGAAACGGTTGGCGACTCCAGCGAATCAGACCTCGCTGAGAAGTACCAGGCACTCGCTGACAAGTATCAGGCGATGGCCAATGGCCAACAAACGCTGGTTGATGATTTGGCTGACAGCAAAAGCCGATTGGCGACCCTGGAAGTGGAACGCACTGATGCGGTCCGTTCGTCTCGGTTGCGGGAAATCGCTGGTCGTATGCCGATCGACATCGACGCTGAAATGAATCAGTGCTTGTACTCCGCTGGATCAACCATGAATGATTCGCAGTTTGAACAGCATTGCGATGTCATTGAGCGTTACGCCGCCAAAGCGATCACGCAAACGCAAGCAATTCCGCAAGGTGCAATGCCGGTTGGTCAGCAAACCGATCAAGAAACGGCACGCTACCAAGCGGAAGAATCCCAAATCATTCGTCAGCTGAGTGCCCAATACGCCAACAAAGGCGAATACCGAACTTACGACGAACTGAAATCGGAAGCGAAGCAACGAATCGGAACGAACTGACTTCATTCTCTCGAATCACCAACGCTGGGCGTGTGTCGGATGGAGCATACGCCCCGATGGTCCGCCCGGTTGGTTTGACGCGGCCAACCGGGCCTTTTGAACAACCAAACTTCACTTCACAACTTTAGGCAACAACCATGCCCCATTCGAACCCAAGCTACATCGCCGGCGGGAATATTCTTCCGAGCCGATTCGTCAAGCTTGAAGCTGGCGAAAACAATTCCGTGGTGCAGTGTGTCGCCGATGACGTTGCGAATGCTGGCGTCAGTGCAGAAGGCACCAACACCGCCCCCATCCCCGGCGCCAGCGGAAACGCCGCCGAAGCGGGGCAGTCCTGCCAGGTGTATGGGCTGGGCGAACCCTGCGAAGTCGTCGCGGGTGCGACCGTCGCCGCGGGTGATCCCTTGAAGCCAGACGCCGATGGAAAAGCGATCAAGGCCGTCGCTGGCGACGAGTACTCCGCCGTGGCGAGATCAGCTGCAGCAGCGAACGAGAAGATCAAGTGCGTCGTTCGCTACGGTTCCTTGCCTTCCGCATGATTCGGCCCGAGGCGTTTTTCAATCAACGCCTTCAAGTCCTCTCCTTCACACCTCCACTTCTTTCGAAATTTCAACCAACCGGTGACCGACCAACGGAACTGGGACACTCTCTGGAGTTTATCCCATGACCAGCACACCGGTCCTACCAGGCGGCAACAACACTTACGTTCGATCCTTCGGCGAAGGCAGCGACAAGCTCGTCACTGGGTTCAGCCGCAACGTCAAGGATTTCCCGCTCAACCGGTACATTCAACAACGAGAAGTCTCGCTCAAGAGCGGCTTCTATTTGAAGATCACGACCGAAGAAGCCGGTCGAATTCTGGATTCCAATCTATCGGATTTCGTATGGCCTGATGGATCGGACCGGCCACAGAACAACGACGGCACCGAGATGTTCTCGTTTTTGCCGTACAACACCCAGCGGTACGACTTCCCGTATAAATTGGGTTTCGAAGCTCGCGATCAAGCAGCCTGGGGCATCGTCGAATCGCATGAGGCGATGAAAGCTCAGCAAGCGATGACCGGACGGACCGTTCGCGTTCACGGCGTGCTTGGCAACAACGCAAACTGGGAATCCGATCACGTCAAAGATGTCACCACGATTGATGGTGTAACCGGAGCTTGGGACACCGCAACGTCGGTTAACAAGTTCATCCAGAAAAGCATCAACTATGCCTTGGACGTGATCATCAAAGCGACCCTCAGCGTCGTTCGTCGCAAAGACATGGTACTGGTGATGAACCCCAACACTGCTCGCTCAATTGCGGTCACCCAGGAAATCGCCGAGTACTTGAAGGGAAGCCGATATTCGCTTCCACAGCTTCGCCAAGGCGACTCGGACGGGTTCGATGAATTCGGATTGCCGCCCAAGTTGTACGGCGTTGACACGGTCATCGAAGATTCAACGAAGGTGACCAGTCGACGTGGTGCGTCTGCGAGAGTGGCCGATTACATCATGCCCGATGGCGTGGCTTACTTGTTGGCCCGACCCGGCGGATTGGTTGCACCTCCTGGCGGCGGCCCATCGTTCTCGACCTTGTCGCTGTTCTTGAAAGAGGACATGAGCGTTCAAACCTTCGACGATGAAAAGCACCGCCGTACCGAAGGTCACGTGGTCGACGATCAACAGCCCGTTATCACCGCATCGGCCAGCGGATTCCGTTTGACCGGACTGTTGACCTGATAGGACGCCGCTATGGCTTATGCAACTGGACTGGATCTCGTCGCTCGCTACGACGTCGACTTGGTCGGCGATCTGGCGAGTGACGATCGTGAGACGTTGGCTCGCAACGATGTCCCGGTGCATTCACATGTCGTGGCGGCACTGGATGACGCGTCCGGCGAAGTCGACGCGGCACTTTTGGCAGGTGGGCGATACACCGCTGAGCAGCTTTCGTCCCTGACAGGATCATCCAAGAGCTACCTGAAAGCGATCGTTTGTGGATTGGCGATGGCGGCTTTGCACGACCGTCGCCCCGAAGCAGTCAATGCGGAAACCATCGAACGGCTGACCAAGAAATCCCGCGACGCGATCTACTCACTTCGCCGCGGTGAAAACGTCTTCGGCATCTCTGAAGTCATCAACGCAACCCAAGTCCACACAACTGGCCCAACGGCAATCCAGCTTCAAAATCGAAACGGACTGTCCGAACGCATGAGCCGATACTTTCCTTCCCCCGCTTCCCGACTGCCAAGAGGCCAGTAAGCCATGACCAGTGCTCCATACATTCAAGTCGCCGGCAAGTCGAACATCTTGATCGGATTCCCAAGCGATGACTATGCCGTGTGTCATCGCATCGGCGAACAAATGGACGAAACCAGACTGTCCGTCACGCCGATCTTCCACGACGTTCCTGGCGATTCTCAGGGCGGCCCACAAGGCGATCCCATCGAACGTCAGATTCTCGCTTTGAACATTCGCGGAGTGCTGAATCTTTCGAAGTGGGATCACACAATTCGAGATCGAATCGAACGTCACAACCTGATGTCAAACGAAGGCAGCTTCGCCGACAACGAAATCGGTGGATTGACGCTCCGAGATCGCAGTTTCCGAATTGTCATCAGTCCATCCCGGAGCAACCCGATTCCGGCAACGGATCCGATCAGCACTGAAGCTCATCCCGACGCGGGACTGGATTACTTTTTCCGCAACTTCGTATGCTGCGTCCTGGACAGCCCCATTGAAACGGGACAAGGAACCAAGTTCTCTGCCCTTCAATTTTCGTTCCGTGCGTTCCGTGCACCTGAAGGGCATGCTCTGGCCCCATCAGGATCCGGTGCGTCTTATCGTGACGGATTGATTTGGAATCGCGACGCAACTGGCGTTGACGATGATTACCTGCCTCTGACCATGCGAAGCGATTACACACCATGATCCAGTGGATTCGGAATCGTATTTGGAATCGGCGACGGCTGATTTTTCGCTATCACGACGGGGTTCGGACTCGACGAGCTGACCCCATCGAACTGGCGGCTGGCTTGCACGCCCACGATGCCTACCTTCACTCGCATCTGTCGGAAGCCGTCGATGGTGACCGCGACGCGATTGACATCGTCGCTCGAACTGCGTGTGACGTGTTTGGGGTTCATCCCCTGGCAGTGGACGGCAAGTCGGGAATGACGGTCGCCGAACGCGTCGAATTGATGTTGGCGTTCGATCTGTATCTGATCGAGTTAAAAAAAAACATCGATCCTTCGCCGACACAGCGAATCTTTACGGAATCGACGTCAGTCAAGTCGCCCGAACCAGCTATGAACAATACGTCGGACTCTGGCTCAACCGTCGACGATCCACCATCCGAACCGCCGAACGCTTCCGACTCGGCGTCTTAGCTTCTGAATCGCCGCTTCAACTCGGTTGGTTCAAACACACCACCGAAACAAGCGATGAGGCAATCGCGGCCTTCCAGGAATTTGAGGTCGCGTACGCAGCCGCACAAAGCAAAGGATCGTCATGAGTCAGGATCGCAGCTTGATGCGAATGCTGCTCCAAGCTTCCCTCGGAGGCGATTGGTTCAGCGGGGCGGCCAGCGGAAACATCTTTTCGGACATCGGGCAATCACTTGGCATCCTGCCGACTAAAGCCCGCCGACAAACGGAAGCCGAAGAAAAACGTGATGCATTCCAGTCGCGAATGGATGCCGGCGAAGTCATTCCGCCCGACGAAATTCTTTCCGCCCCAGTCAGCCATCTCCCCAGCCAACTTCTGAAGGTCCGGTCAAACCTTCGCTTCGATGCGATCGTTGCTCAACAGCGACAATCCGAAGCTCCGTTGGCGATGCCATCGGACGGTGACGGTGCACATTCCATCCGCGATCGTTGGCAATCCGAACGCGAAAGCGAACCTGAATCGGTTGATCTTGGCGATCGCTTGAAGACCGCCATTCAGGCCAGCTCTCAAACCGATCGGAAGCCAGACACCAAGCCTGCCAACCAACCCAAGCCGCTCGCGAAGGAGGTGATGGATGCTGCCAAGAAGATCGTTCAACCGAATCAAAAGCCAAGCAATGCGGCACCGCCGGCTGGAAACCAAAAACGACCCGCCAAGTCGCTGCCTGCCTTTTATCACCAGGCTGATCCATCGGGCAACACGATGGCTTCGTTGTTGGCGGAACGTGATTCTGCCAAGGGTGCCGCCGCCAAACGAGCCATCAAAGACCGAATCGAAACTTGGACGGCTCATTTCGATCCTCGCAGACAGGGCACGGCGCCAACGTCGGTTGTTTCGGCTCAATCCGAAAACGAAGCCACCATCAAAGCGAAGTGGAAAGCAGAGCGAGACAGCGAATCGAAGTCCAGTGACGAAGTCACCACGACGGGAACGCGGATGGCCGACATTCGTCAGTCTGCAGCGATGGTCGACCAAGTCACCTCCGCCGGCGGACCTGTTCCACCACAACCACCCGCCCCCACACCGATGTCCGCGGCGAAGGCAGCCGACACATCGGCCCCAACATCGACCACAACACCGGTAGACCGACGTACGGCCGGCGCCAACATCCCGAAACGGTGGAAAGAAGCCAATGACGCTCAGCCACCACAGACGGACCGCGAACGCAAGGACAACACCCTGGCAGTCCTCACCCGGGCCCAAGATGCGGTTTCCGGTGGTCGCGATCTGCCTCGTCAGGCTGAAACTTCGATGCCAACTGCTGGCGACACCGAGCCAGCTAAAAAGAAGCCCGTCGAAAAACAACGTTCCGAACCAAACGAATCCGATCAAGAAAGCCGATTCACCGGATCAGACGCGATCGATGGTGTTCAACTCGGGCTGGACGGCATCGGCATCGCTGACCCGACACCGATCAGCGATGGGTTGAACACCGCGATCAGTCTTGGTCGGGCGTTCACCGATCCAGAGCGACGTGGCGAGCACTTGAAGAACGCCGCGATCAGTGCTGTTTCGATGGTCCCATACGTTGGCGACACCGCAAAGATCCTCAAGGCCAAGGGTGCAGTCAAGACGTTCGGAAAGCTTCGGAAGGGCATGAAGGGCGGCGACGGAATCGCCAGAACGAAAGCAGCTGGCGAAAGCTTCGCGTCAGCGATGGGCGGTGGAATTGGTGGCGGCATCGGAAGCTTGCTTGTCGGTGCTGGTTTCGGCGGCGATGGTGACGACGATGGCGATGACCGAGAACCCGAGCGGACGCCGCCGATCGGTCGTCCACCTGGCGATGGAAACGGAAACTTGCCACCAAGTGACGGCGATGATCGCGAAAAAAACAATCAAGAGGATCCGTCTGAAGAACTGGGAGAAGGATTCCTGAACCTGATTCCCGTTGTCGGGAAAGTCGTCACGACGATTGCTGGATTATTGGCGAGCTTGAAACTTCTCAACACTGGAGTTTTGTCGATCAATCGTGATCTTGCTCAGTACAACGGAACGATTGCATCGGCTTACGCAAAATCGGACGTGGCTGACCTTCAGCGTGACATCCGGAAAGCTGATTCGCTTGATGGGCCATTGTCTCGGCTGGCAGAGGAGCAGAGCGAATTCAAGGACACTCTCGCACGGGTGACAACTCCACTTCAAGCGATCGCAACTGAATCGCTGGTAAAGCTGACTGGATTGTTGAATGCAGCAAACAAACTCGCTCCGATCATTGATGGAATTGGGTACACCCTTGAACTTGTAGCTGAAATGATCGGAGCATCTGAGGGCAAAGATGAAGCCGGAAATGCCTGGCAGAAATTCTTCCAAGACGTCAGTGATGGCAAGTTTGATGCAAAGCGACCTGCGTTTCACCAGTGGCATGATGGGCCTTCGCTGCCACTTCTTAACCGCGAAGACATGGAAAAATTCAATCAATGACAATCATGATTTACAACGGCGTCATTCTTCGTGATGTCGAGACTTTGTCTTTCGAACAAAAGATCGTCTATGACGATTCAAACACCGACATTCTTTTCAGCGTGTTCCGAATTCGTGTTGCCAGCACAATCGTGTCGGTTCACGAAATCCTGCAACCGTATGAACCTCGTCGCGACTTCGGAATTCAAACGCCAGTTGGAAACACGGCAGCACAAAAAGCCCATGACATCCACGCTCGTCTGAGCGAATCGCGGAAGGACTTCTGGTTTTTGACTGAATCGAATCCAACCAGCGAGAAAACCAACTCGCCAACGGTCATCGATCAACCGCTTTTGATCGCATCCGGACAGGCCTACGACGAAGAAATCAAAACCAGGACGGTCAACAGCGAGATCGTCGAATACGTCGAACGAACGCCGCGAACGATCCAGCCGAATCCGCTCGATCCGAACCACACCAGCGATTATTCAACCACCGAATACGGACCGTTCAACACACCGTTCCCGGCTGAAAACGTTCTCGACTGCAAGAACGGGCCGAGGCCGTTAAACGTTTCGGTGAAGAAGATCATCGGCGGCCGGTCGCTCAGCGTCGAATTCGAAATCGAAATCACCCGGCGACTCTGCAAAACCGATTACGAAGACATCAAGCCGATCGTTCTCGGCGGTCTCGAAAACCCAAATTCAGCCGTTCTTTCGAACCGCTGGCACCTGGAAGAATCCAAAGATGAAAACTGGATTACAACGCGAACGATGCAGGGAACGCTGCGAGTTATCAACAGCCAATTCTGGCCGCACGCGATGCGTTACCTCTGCATTCCACCGTTGCTGAAAGGCTACAAGCGAGCTCGTCAGTCGTTCGTCAGCGACCCGACCGATACGGTACTTAAATATCGGGTTGAAGACGTTCAGGCTCATGCGGCACCGCCGTACCCTGCGATCAAATGGAGCGGCCATCATGCCGAAACATCTTCAGGACCAAACGGAATTTTGAAAGGCGGTGAATTTCACATTCGACTGCAAGGCCCACCTGGCGTGGACAAGATACAACTTATCGGAGCTGCCGGGAAAATTGCCGCATCCAGGATTCAGGGGCTGGGAAACCCTTTTGACGAAAATGGCGTGCAGCTTCATCACACGATGTTACAGAATGCCTCGATAGTTGATGTCATAGATCAACCAGTCATCGAAATGCGTGTTCAAGTTAGGTATTCAGAAGACACGTATACTGCGTTGGCATTGCGAATAAAAAAGATGGGGGTTCCAATGAAAAACCTCAACCCGGATGGCCAGACCTCCGAAGACGATCCGTACATCATTGACGGCTATCAGCCTGACGTGTGGCCCGTTCCGCTGGCGTACGACAGCGAAACGCCCGCGGGCATCTTCAATTGCTATTTGCAGCACCCGTGCAGCGTTTGGCACGGAATGCCCGGCGGAATGCCTCCATCGACGACTGGCGAAGAAGAGGAAGAAGAGTCGGGCGACGAAGCAACACTTCCTGATTCAGATTCGCTCAAATACCAAAACAAAAACCCCGGCTACACTCCATCGGGAAAAGCAGACGGGCTGGATCGACCCACGCCCGGGTATGAATACCAAGTCCAGCATGAACTGCCCGAAGACAACTCGGCTTATTCGTCGAATTCCGACCTGTACAATTTCCCGTACACGTTCGTGGAGGTGGAGCAAACCTACCACCTTCGAAATGGTTGGTCGCAGCTCCCGTACGCGAAGATTCAAGAGGGCACCAAGTCCGCTGCCCTGATCCGTCTTCACGACCCAACGGCAAAACGCATCTTGACGATGACGGCCAGCCGAAACGGCAAACAGCCCACGCTGCCATCGATGAAGGAAGAACAGCTTGATCACAACGGAATCCGAGAGGTCCTGAACGACAGGCAAGTCTCCCAAAAATCGCCCAAGCTCAATCCGGATGGACGCGGGCGAGAGTTTTCCGTGCAAGTCGTCTACGAATACCTGCTGGAGCGATGCCCGACGGAAGATGAGTACCTGAGAGGCGTCAGTTCTCCTCTGGATCTTTTCACCGCTGACAACCATGTGATCGCATTGGCCAGCGACGTTGACGCAGCAGGGCACATCCAGTGGGAATTCGGAACGACTGTTACGTATCCGCCACCGCCATCGCCTTGA